TAACGACGACGTGCATTCGCTTACTTCCTCTTGGTGATTGCCTCAACGATGCCGCCGCCGACATTCTGCACCACAAGAATGCCGACCACCGTTGCGATCACCTTCAATTCCGAGCCGGCATATTCGCCCGGAAGGGCCGCTATTTTCCACGACCCGACTTCATGTTCGATGATCCACGGATACGGCACGAAGTAGAAAGTCAAGATACCTGGCACCCAGCGGCAGCTATCTAACATCACTTGGGCATAGTGCCAGATCGGCGTGACAGCAGCGGCGACCATCAGCCAACGCGTCCCCCACCAACCCCAACGCAACGCCGCAAGCGCCGCGTCCTCATGCATCTTGGCGACGGACGCATTGAGCACGGCGAGATCAACGGCTTGACCCGCTTGGATGTTGGTGGCGTTGATCGATACATTGGCATCGGTGCGCTTGTTGATCACGCCGACGACGGATGTTGCCAGCGAATTGAACGCCGACGACGATATCCACGCGATGATCTGTGTCAGCAGCCACATCACGCGGCAATCTTGGTCACTGGAATATCGGCGAACTGCACCACCTTGACGACTTCGCTTGCACCCTCCACGGGCACGATACGCTCAACCGCCAGCGAATTGCGCCGCCGCAACAGTTCACAGACGATGCCGTTGAAGATGCCCCACACCGCAAACCACTTGACCGACAGCAGCGGCGACAGATCGGCGATGCTGATGACCGCCCAAGCGATGCCGGCGACGATCTGAAGCCGCGCCCAAAAGATGGTTTCCGAATGTACGAACCAATTCTTGATCGTGTTGAGCATGGTCAGCCTTTCCAAAACAGCCGGGCGAGGTTTTGCCAGAACGTCAACTTGACCGGAGCGGGTGTGACTTGCGGCACGGGATCGGGCAACACGACGGCGGGCGCTGGCGTTGGCTCGACAGGCGACGGCAGCGGCGGCACCGGAGTTGCCTTGATGATCTTCAATTCAAGATGCGCGTAAGCGAGTGCAGCGCTCAGCCGCTTCAATGCGTCGGTACGGTTGGCCATGCCGTTCGGGATTTTCTGCGTCTGAGCATTGCCGAGATTGATGATGCGAGACACCGACAACAGATCGCCGACATCCGCATATTTGTTGCAATTGCTCTTGTTCCATTCGGCAAGCGCGGGCTTCAAGGCATGTTCGGCCGACAGCACCAATTCAGGATGGTTTTCGAAATCGACACCGCACAACGTGCCCATGGTCCGATAGTTGTAACGGCCCGTGGTCTGCATGATGCCGCCGCCGCGATATATCCAGCCGTCACCGTGCTTGGTGTTGCCAAGCTCTTTGGCCTTGGACGGATTGCCGAGCCCATAGACCCGCTCCGCGATGGCTTCCGGATGATGCGCCAATTGTTGCGCCTCGGCTTCTGTCACGCGTGCGCTGTGATGACCGATGCCGAAAATCTCCAGCAGACGCGGCGCGCTGTAGTTCATGTTTTCCCACGTCACCGAGAGATCGCCGGTCTCCGCGATGGTCTGCGCAATGAACATCAACAGCCGCTTGTCGGTGTTGACCTTGTAGCGCTCGAACAGCGCATCACCATTGGCGAAGGCCGCGAGATATTCCGCGCGCGCGTGCGGGCAGACCTTTTTGACAAGATCGATTGGCCGCATTGAAATCCCTTTCCGGGAAAGTGTCAGGTGAGATGTTCGGCCGGCATCGTCGTGCCGCCGCCGCTGGCACCCTTGCCGCCCGTGCCCTTGCCGCTTCCGCGTGTATCGCTTCCGGCTTCGCCTTGCGGGCATTTGAGCGACAACGTCGTGCGATAGCCCGAGCCGCGCGCCAGTTCGTGCGTGGCCTTGTCAATCACATAGGTGCCATCGACACCGGGCCGCACGCCGATCACGATGCAATTGCCTTCGGCGCGCGCCATCGGGTTGCCGTCGATGATGACCGTGCCCGCGCCCTTGTCGCGCGAACTTTCCTTGCCGGCCGATGTGCCATGACTTTTGGCCTCGGTGGCATCGGCCTTCGAATGCCGCACGTGCGCTGATACATCTTCGGACTTGGTGCCGCCGAGACTTTCAACCTCGACTTTTTCCTCCATCCACTTTGCTTTTTTGATGTCATACCAGCGCGCGCGAACATCGGCATAGGAAGGCCGCGCCATGATTGGCGAAATGCTTGAGGTGATCAGATTGACGCCGACTTGCGCCATCACGTTGCCGATCACGCCACCGCCCGCCGTCTGTCCCGAGTTGCGATCAAGGAAGATGCCGCGCGTGCCGCCGACCATCTTGAAGGTGCAACCGGTCTCACGCGCCATGCGTTCGGCGAAGTGCAGAAAGCTTTCGTGATCCTGCGCAATGTACTTCCGGACATCATTGACCGGGCCGCCGCCCATGAACGACATCGACACGCCGGCCTTTTGCGCGGCATCGCTGACCGCGTCTTTCACCGACTTGTCGTCGTGGTGAACGGTCTGCTCCTGCTTTTGTTTGCCGTGGGTGTCGGCCGATTTGGCTTCCACCGTGATGCGACGACCCGCGCCGCGATCGAAGATGTGTTTGACGTCATCGACCACACCGGAGAACACCTGCACGACGCCGCCATCAGAACCGCCCAACGCGATCTCGACTTGCGCTTTTTCCTGCGGCATCGATATCGAGCCGTTGGTGTCGTCCAGTTCGATCGTGGCGCTATCGGCATTGCGCCCGGCGCTGTCATTGACCGTCAACTTGATCAGGCGCGAAGCGAACCGCGTCGATACGTCGGTGCCTGCGACGAAAACGAAAAACTGTGTGGCCTCGACAATGGCCATGGATCAATCCCACAGTTTGATAACAAGAATGGCCGCCGTGGTTTCTTCCTCAAGCGGTGTCGGCAGAATGAATTTCGTACCGACAGGCAGCACCCCGCCGCACCCGGCTAAGCCGGGATTGACATCAAGCACGCGTTCAAGATAGCCCGGCAGATACTTGCGAAATCGGCGCATGATGAACCGATCCAGCGTGATGCCGTCACCTCGGATCGTCATCACCTCACCCGAGATCATGGCGACAGTCCGAACAGCGAAGCGAAGGCTGCGACCGCACCGGGACTGTCGGCGCGTTCGATCAAAATCGTCACGTCGATTTGCTGTCCAACACCATCAGTCGAAAGGTGCTGATGCACTTCACCAACCTTGGTGATGACAAACCACCCCATCACATAGCCATCGCCGCGCATGACATATTGCGCGGTCCCGGTTTCGCGCAAGGTGTGCAGCAATTGCAACGCGCCCGACCCGCCGGACTTGAACGGAAACAGCTTGCCGATAATCGTCAGCTTGTCATCTCCTTCGCCGACATGTTCGTAAATCTTGCGGCGGCCGATAACTTCCTTCCTCGCATAGTCGGTGTCACGTTCGCGCGTGATCTGGTGCGCGTTCATCGGCGCAATATCGAATTGCAATGGTCCGATCTGCAACAGCATCAGCCGCCCGTTCTGCTCGGTGAGTTGGCACCATCGCTCTTGATCGCGTTCATGTTCGGCGTGCCGACCACCGGATTGATGTTGACACTGATGTTGGAGAATTGCGCCTTGATCCGATCGATGATCGGCGCGACCTTGCCCGGCAGCGCGTTTAGCTCAGCAGTGAAATTGGTGATGAAGTCATTGCCGGCGCTGGCCCCGGCAGGCCCGGCGCTCGGAGCCGGCGCAACGGTTGGCGTCACCGCAATCGGCGCTGCGGGTGTCGGTGGCCCCATCAATTCCGGCTTCATGTAGGGGAAGCCCTTGGCGTGCATCCAATCAAGCGCCGGCCCCTGAAACATCGACGGCGCGGTCTGCACCATGCCAGCTTCTTTCTTGCGTTGATCAAGAATGTCCTGCCAACGCTGGCGTACTTCATCCGATCGCGTCGTGTCGGCGGCTGCGGACGTCGCCTGATCAATCGGTGACATCTTGCTTTCGCTCTTGGATTTGTCGAGCCCCGGCGTGAAGCCGGCCCAATCCTGATAGGCCTTCACCGTGCCCTGATATTGGGTGATGGCCCATCGAATGTTTTGGATGGTGGTTTCGATTGCTTGGATCGCGACGAGAACATCTTCCGGCACTTTCATATCGACCAATGCCGAGCCTGCGGCTCTGCGCAGACCTTCCAACGCAATCGTTAGCGCGTTCAACTTTGCTTCGGTGTCGCCCATGTAGCGATCGAAACCGGTGTTGATTGAGCCAGCATCGGCGCTTGCAATGCTGGCGAACAAGGCTTGTCGATCGGCTTCCTTGGTCTTGCTCAACGCGGTTAGCACCGCCACAAGGTTTTCATTGCGCACGCCCATCGACTTCAGCAAACCGAAATCGCCTCCGGTCAGATTGCGCGACAGATTATAGAACACCTCCAGCGTATCCTTGCCGGCTGCCTTGGCCTTCTGCATTTCATCGACGATATCAATGTCACCTTTCTTGAACGCACCGACAACGGCCTTGGATTGCATCTGCACCATGGCATCGCCCAACGCCTTGACAGCGTCGGCACCTTCATCCATCTGCGGCGCGATCACGGCGGCCATCGATAGATATTTCTGCAAGCCTGTGATGCCGCTGTAACCGGAACGCCCGGCATCAGCCATCGAACCCGAAAGGTTTTCGGCGAAGTCACCGACCGCGATGTTCGATGCTTTCGCAGCCTTCGCCATCGACGCCCACGCCAACGGCATCTGATCACGCGTGAGACCCATTTGTGCGGCCAACGCATCGTTGACCTTGGCGACACGTTCCGGCAACACGTCAAACACAGTGCCGACCTTGCCGACGTCGTTCAACATCCCGAGCGCTTCACCCATGCTGCGACCGTTCTTCACCAGCACGGACATTGCTGTTTCCATCTTGTCCGTGGTCTGCCCGGTCGCTACCGCCGCGCTTTCGATGGTGTCGTGAGCCATCTGCATTTGCTCACGCGTCCAACCCGTGGCGACTCCGAGCCGCGACATGGCGCGCTCGCTTTCCGCGAACGCCTTCACGTCGCGCACCGCCTCTTGAATGGTGACGTAGCTCAAGGCCATCGCCCCGAGTTGCTTCATGCCCGTTGCAAATCCCGACGACGACAATTGGCCACCGGCCCCGCGCGCGGCACTGCCGATGCGGTTGAGCCCGCCCGCGACGCTGCCGGCAGGACCGGTGACGCCATCCACCAGCCGCATCCACAGCGTGCTTTCGCGGGTGGCCATGTCAGGTTTTCCTATTGATCAGGATTTCTCGATTGCTTCGCGGATGAAGTCAGGTATCAGCGCGGTGACCATCGACAGCAACGCCTCGACATCGGGCCACTTCAACGCACCGAGCGACACCGGATCGATGCCGGACATGCGTGACAGCAATTCCACGTTGGTCTTGATCCGCCCAGCCAAGAAATCCTGCACATCCCACAGCGACAATTGCCCGATGGTGACTTCGCGCAAGGTAAGGTTGCCGACAATGACCGGATACAACAAGAAATAGACGCGTTGCCCTTCCGAGCCGAGATATTCGACATCCGGGCGCGGCGGGGGCGGTTCGGACGGTGCCTCGGCTTCGTCAGGCGCACCCATATGCGTTAAAATTTCCGGGACGGGTTCGGGGACCGGGCGCGGATAAGGCCTGTCAGCGGGCCGCGCTGGCGTTTCCGCCTCTTGGGCCGGGGCAAAGTCCCCCATCGGATCGGGATCGCCCCTTGCCGGGGCAAACCCGGCCGGGGCGATCTCCGACGGATACACCCGCTGATCGTTCATCAGACAAGGCCAAGCATCGCCATATATTCGCGATCCTCAACCCCGAACATGCGGGGACGCGGCTGGGTCCAGAAATCCCACGTCCACCACTCCGCGCCGCCGATCCACAACTCATAATGCGACACTTCAATCAGCGTGTAGTCGTGGCCGAACTCTTTGCCGCGTTCGAACGCTTCCGGCGCGACCTTGCCGATTGAGCCGCGAAAAATCGCCTTGCCTTGGAGCGCCTTGCCTTCGCGCTTGTCGCGCACCACGCCGTAGGCGGTGACGTTGTTGACCTGTCCCGATCCAATGCCGAACATGGCGAACGCTTCAGGATCGAAACCGGCAATCTTGAATGTCGGTTCGATTTTCTTGATTGCGTTCATCGAAAACGAAATCTCGCCGGCACCGCCGCCTGGATTGTGATCGACGGTTTGATATTCAAGCGTCGGCAATGTCAGCGACGTCAAAGACAGATGCTTTGATTTGGTTGGGTCCGCGTCGCCGAGAAACAGCGACACGGCTTCAAGTAGCAGAATATTCGACATGGCGGTTTCCCTTTGGCGAGCGGGTGAGTGATCAGGCTGCGGCGGCCGTGGTCTGCACGGTCTCAGTCAGCACCGTGGAAGCCGCAAGCGCCGCGATGGTGGCATCGAGCGCGGGGCGATGTGGCCGTGACATGATCGTCGCCAGCCGGAAGACCGGGGCTTCCTCAAACCGCGCATCGATATAGATTTTGCCGGTGCGCAGATCGTCGGGGTTGTTCAAGTCGGGATCGAAGCGGCAGAGATAGCCAAGGATATCGCCCTTCGATTGCGAAATGTTGAGGATGTTGCCGACGACGTTGACCACGGTCTGAATGGTGTGCGTGGTCAAGTTGAACTTGCCGAGATAGAAACGCAGCGTGCGCAAGCACGTCAGTTCGATGAAGTCGCGACCGCGCACCTTGTGATATTGCTGCCAAACGGCTTCCTCGCCGACATTGTCGATACCGAGAAACACGAAGCCGCCATCGGAGATCGCAAAATCATCGCCGCTTTCACCACGCACGATCGGGCCAATCTGATGCGTCATCAAGTCTTGGCCTTCGGTCGCGCCATCAGTCAATGAAAACTCGACATCGCGACCCGGCCCGACAATCCCATAGATCGGCTGATTGGCCCATGAGTGGAACGGGCGGCCTTCATATTCGAAGTCACGCCGCACGCCGATGCCGATAACGCGCGGGCTTGCCGGCTTGCGCACGACGACGCCATTCTCCAGCACCTTGACATCGGGACTGACCAGAATAAGCCGATTGGAGCTAAGCGTTTCGCGGTAGTTGATCGCGGCAAGCTCGGTTGTTGCCGGCGCATCGACAACGGCGACACCAAGATAAGATGCCAAGATCGCCGGCAACGTCGATGCAATCGGGTTGGCCAGTTCATCAAGCTTGCATGTCGCAGTCGCGCCCGCCCCCGTGGTGTCACCTTCGCCGCGCACAATGGTGAGGATCGGCGGGGCGGTGTAGTTGCCCGGTGACACCACATTGATGGATACGACCTTGCCGCTATCCGAACCGGTCCCTAGCACACACTCACCGACAAAGCCGGTGCCGTTGACTGTGTCGGCGGTGACCGTTGGCACCTTGGTGTAAGCGATGGTGCCGCCACCGCCGCCGATCGTGATTTCGCTCACACCATTCGGCGTTTGCGAGGTGTAGCCGGGCACGCAAACCAATCGCGGATAAGCGCCGCACACCGCACCCGCGCGCTTGAATGCCCAGATGCCTGAGCCCGCCGCCGAATTGCCGATGATGTTGGACATCGTATTCCACAAGGCTTTGGTGACATCAGGATCGGTGTCCTCTTCAACGCGCACGAAGATCACACGCGCCGATCGTTGCATGCGGCCAAGCTGTTCGTTGATCGCGTCCAGCGCATCGCCGATGTAGCAAGCCGGATCGATCAAGCGCGCCGTCGCATCCGTTGACGTGAACATGATCGGCGTATTGAGCGGGAACGCCGCGTCAAAATCGGTGTCGAGTACATCCGGCGCTTTCACAGCCGGGCCGCACAGACCAACCACCGACATCATCGCATTCGACGGCGGGGCGGGTTCGTTGGCTTCACGGATGAACGTAAAGCCGAAATAGGGTGAAGACATTGTCAGACCTCCGTCGAATTGCAGTTGCGGAATGTTACCAAGCGAAGCGCGGCAACCAGTGTGACCCCACGATGGCCAGCGAGATCAGCGTTCCCGTAAAAAACGTGACCTTGATCGGTGTGGCACTTTGTGTGCCTGTCGTGTCGCGCATGCCGGTTGCTACCAGCACCAAGCCCGTGGCTAAAATCGTGATCACGAAAACAACCGCGCCAACGACGAAGGCCATCACGCCGTCGTCGTCGTCTTTGTTGCTACGGCTGGCGTCACCGGCACCTTGGGTGGATCATAGACCAGCACGTCAAGCGGATCGACGACCTTTGCGTACATCAGGCCGGCATTGACGTCAGCATCATCCGTCGCGATTGGCGCGTTGGTGAAGTCGGCAGCGACGACCTTACCGGCTGGGATGCTGTCCCAATACCAGAACGGTTGACCAACGCCCGGCGTGGTCTTCACCAATACCGGAACGATGCTTGGCACGGTTGTCAGTCCGCGCACGATGGTCTCGCCCTTCAACTCGATTTCACAAACCAGTTTAGCCATTTGTCACGTCCCTCATGTTGGTAACCTGAAAACCTGCACCGAAAAATCAATCGGATCGAAAGCAGTCGCTTCGCCGTCAACACTCTTCATTTCGATCACGAAGTAATCCGTCGTCTTTTCGGTCACCTGACCCAACCCGGACGATACGACGAAGTAATTGAGATCAGGCTGCGGCAGCGAAAAAAACAGCATGTAGGAACCGACATCCGCATAGACCGCCGCCGCAATGTTGAACAATCCGCCTGTGACGCCGACATCGCCATCGACAATCGGAATGTTGTAAACCGCCGCGACACGAGCAGGCGGCTGCACCAGCGTTGCAACCGTGCGCACCTCATAGGTCTCCGTCACGAAGTCACGCACGCGCGTATAGATCGGCTCGCCGTAGGCTTCCTTGCCGGGCGGCACCACGAACGGCTCGACTTGAAACAGACCAACCGCGATTTGTTGTGCGATTGTCCACGACAGCCAGACTTGCGGCGGCACCTGCACATCAGGCAAGCCATTAGTCTTCACAATAATGGCGTCACTCGAATTAACGACGCGAAAGTCATAGGCTGCTAGTTGACGAACAAATTTCATTCCATCAACTCCAAGAGACATAGACGGCACCAGCCGCACCGTAAGCCGGCCCGGACGCACCTGATATTTGTTCACTGACACCGGGCGAACCACCCGGACCAACAACGATAGTGATGACAGACAACGGCACTAACTGGCCTTCGATCCAAGTCTTATAGGCGCGACCACCCGGACCACCGCTACCACCTTGGGCAGAACCACCAGCAGGCCCACCACCAAACCCCGGAGCATAGCCGCCAACACCACCAGCAGCGCCGCCGCCTGTAATATTCCCATCGCCATTCAAGCCGGTGCCAGACGCCCCGACAGCACCGTTGTAACCGTTAGGACCACCGCTGCCGCCATATCCGACAACGTTGCCCGTCGGCGCATTGAAGTAGCTATAGCCGCCCGCGCCGCCCGGCGTTGCAGACCCGGCATGCACTTCGACGCCGCCGCCGCCGCCGCCAGCGCCTCGCGCATCGGCCGTCAGCGAATTATGATTTGGTACCGTGAAATTGAATGATCCCACCGTTGCGAAAGTTTGCGAGCCGGGGATCACTAGCGGACGCAACGCCTTTGGGAACGGCGCAATACCGGGTATCCATAAATGCGGACGCGCGATCACGCGAGGTTGCGGCACATGCTGTTGTTGCTTGCGCCTGACCGCGATCATCCATTCAGCTTTCCGCCCGAGAAAATCACCGCCCCGGACACTACCTGCCATGACAGATAGTTGCTCGCGTTCGCCGCCGTCGAAAATGTCGGCCACCGCGCATCGATCGGGTACCATGTCGCTCCAAAATTAACCGTGCGCCCCGCCGCCGATCCTTGCGTCCAGTTAAATGAACCACACTGCCCATCCTTGGCGTTGAGCGGATCGGCAAGCGTGATACTTCCCCCCAACGTGCCCTTGAAATTGATACCGGTCGCCAGATCAAGCGTCACGGCCCCTGACAATGCGTTACCAAGATCAACAGGCAACGCCGCTGACCATACTGCATTGGCAGTGATAGCTTTGTTCGCAGCGTTGCCGATAAAGGTCGCGGCCGTTGCCCAAATATTGGAAGCAAGATCACCGAACCCCGCCGACGACAACACCGCCAACGCACCAAGACCAAGAGCGCTCCGCGCCGCTGGCTTGTCAGGTAAATCGGAAAGCCCATTCGCCTTGAGCAGCGCATTAGAAATCGGCGCTAGCACCGCAATCAATGCGGTAGCAATCGCATTGGTGGCGTTGTCAGCCTGCGTTGTCGTATAGGCACCGACTTGCGCCGCTGTTACTTCATGCGGATTATCAGTTCGGGTTGCGTGCCCGGTTTCGGGTGGCGTGCCCACCCGGAACAACCAATCGGAAAACTCACCATTCCCCTCGGCAGATATGATCGACACTGACAACAACCGCTTGCCGCGATCGAACAATTGCACACGCGCCAACATCTGATTTTCTGGTGCGGCGGCAGCACGGATCGAGACATAATCGGTGTAAACATAATTCGTTGCAGTGACCGGCGTGAGTACAAATGACATGTCGCCGCTTGCAGCAATGGTCTTGGTGTCCGTACTCTCGGCAGAGAATGACGCACCAAGCGTATTGAGCCGCGATTGTGCTTCGACAATCATCGGAATGAAGACGTCATTCAATCGGCTGATGCCGACCGAAATCAACTGATCTCCGATCGCTTGCAGATTGGCCGCATCGTTTTCGCGCGCGGCCAACCGCAAATCGATATCCTGAAAGCGTTCATTCCAGAAATCGGGCACACCGAGATCATCGTTTCGCTTGACTTGGTATCGAGCAAACCGCTGCATCAGACTTTCTCTGCCGTCACAATCGCATCAGCGATTTGAGTTGCGATCTTGCCCTTGACTAAGATGTCCAGTGCCGACGGGCGCAAGATCGTTGCACCGTCGTGCACTTTGCAGACACGATTAACGGTGATCTTATAGAGCGCTTCAGGTTCAAACACCTTCGGCACATCTTGTGCAACGGCCTGTGCTTTTGCCTTCGCTGGTTGTTTCGGTTGCTCTTGCGCCATGATCTCTATTCCTTCTGCGATTGAGAACGCCAACTATCAAAGCGCGTAATAAAGCCGCTCACCAATATGAAAGAGGTTTGCCGGCGAATTTGACGTACCCACAAATTCGATTTGGAAGTCAGTAGTCAAAGCCGGCGTGAACACCCATTCCCTTTTGTAACGCTTCATCCCGAGATCAACGACGGTCGTCGTCACCGTGTCCGCGATCTCTTCACCCGTGCCGATATGCAGCGCACACGTGATGTCATGCGGGATTTCGTCATAGTGTTCAATTTGCGCGACTACATGAATTTCGGTCGAAGGCGCACCCAAATGCATCATCGTGGATACATGCTTGAACGCGATCTTTGGCCGCGACACATAGACCCGCGAACCGGTTATTTGCAGCCCTGCTTGCACGTCTTGGGTTCCGACAAATCGAGCGCGAAATTGACAAAGCGGAGGCGCGTTGGTCAACACCTGTAAGTTATCAAGCGTCAATCCCTGCCATTCGCCCGTGCCATTCGGCCGCATTTCGTAAATCAATTGACAGCTTGCAGGAACGATGGTGCCAGCCGTGATGTCGATATCTCGAAAGCCACCGTCCAGATTGATCGGCGCAAATTCGATGGTCACTTGCGAAGCGTTGAACCTCGCGCCCCAAACTTCGATCATCATGTCTCGGATCAAATCACCGAGATAGTAAACGCCGTCTGTCGAGTAGAAAAACGTCCCGTCAAGATAGGATTGACCGTAAGCCATGCCGACCCGGTGATTTGCGTTTGATGTCAACAGGATCGCGTAGCGCTTACCACGATCAAGAAACGTCGGCACGATATCGATATGGTTCCAACCAACCACGATCGACGATTGATCGTAAACCTGATGACTGATCACCCTTGACGTATCAGGCATGCCATTCGTGACTTCGCATAGCGACACGATGATGTTTTCCGCGCCACCCTTGGCGGTGATGTAGAACCCGAGCCGGGTTGCCCACATGTCATTCGCATTCAAAAACGTTTGCGCGACTTGCGCGCCGGAAATGGCGTGATTGATAACCTCCAACTCCCAATAGCTTTCCGTCCAACTATCGTGCCACCAATAATCATAGTTGGTCCAAGTGTGCCCGCCACCACCACCGGTCACGGTCGTTGTTTGATACGTGGCATAATTCGGCAACCAATACGGCGCTTGTTCTCCTACTGCATTCCATTGCGTCGCGCCGTTCGAACACACCGAGTATTCGCCGCCGTAGCGTAGACGTTCTTTGTGAATGGTGACCTGCACCATCTCGAACGTCTGATAGCCGTACTGCGCAATGCCGATGTCATCGTGATATGGACCAATCGATAGTTTCACGATCGACGTGAATGCCGGCAGCAACAATCCGGATTGATAATGGGCGTTCTGATCATTCGCCGAGAATAGCGAAATCTCAAAAATGTTGGCATTGGCGGCAGGGAAGCGTGCGCCCATCTCTACCAAAGCATCATAGCCAAGCAACGTCGTGTTGCCGCTGTCGCTCTGCGTGTCTTGCAGGAAATAATCCGCGCCGTACTGCGCATATGCCGCTGGCAACCCGACTTTTTCCTTCACTTCCGCAAGATCGCGATACAACGTCACGACATCGATTTTTTGCGCGCTACTGTTAGCCTTGGCCGCAAGCGCCGCAAGATCAGATGCCAACGACGTGACACGCGGACCAATCATCGCATCGAACGTCTCAACCGTTCCTAGCCGGCTGTCCAAATCCTCGACCGATGACACCTCAAATTCCGGGTACATCGTGACCGAAACAACCGATAGCGGATCAAGCAACACGTCGCAAATCTTGGCATTGGAAATCGGGATCGACGGCGCTTGCGGATCGGCGCTCTCCGCTCCATTGGTCAACGTCAACACCGCATCGCGTGACGACACCGTCGCCATTGCACGCGGCTCGGTGCGGCCGGTCGTCACATCAACCAGATAATCACGTTCCTCAATGTCGGTTTCATTGGTGACACCGTAAGCGCTGATCGTGATAATGCGCTTCGCCGTGCTCGGCAGCAGAGACAGCATTGATTGAACAGTGACAGACGATAGATTGAAGACCGCGCCGCTAAGATCGTAAAATCGTCCGGGAGCAATCTGCACTTCGCTTTGCGCAGTCTTGACAACACCGAACCCGGAATATTTTCGGGTAGTCGTCACGACATCGGAAACGAGGTGATCCAACGATGTGCGGGCAAATAGCTGCAAATCGTTGTGGTCCTGCGCTTGCTGCTCCTGATAATCGCGAAAGATGATTTGCTTTTCCACGGGTCTACTCCTTAGTTGGTGTTGCCGATCATCCGGGGATCATCGCGCGATTATCTTTAGGGTTGGCCAATCACATAGCTATCAACCCCAGCAAAGAACGGTTTTCCGGCGATAAAGAAGTGAGTTGGCCCGATCACCAAATCGATGTGATCAGAAAGCCGTTTCGCAGCACGCAACCCGCGCAATGCCTTCTGCAACGGCTCGCCATTGTGCGGTATCCAAAATCGCTGGAGCGCAGCTACTATCCCCGAGCCAGCCGCGAAAGCACTGCGCTTACCCGGCACCGATATCGTGACCCGCGCATAATGACGTGGCCATCCATAACACCCAACACCCATGAACTGCACTGCCGCGCCCCTTGGCGGTGTTGATCCATCCAACACGGCATAGCGATGAAAGATGCGTTCCGGCGCTGTCGTGGGGATAAAATAGCCATGGAAAACCACATCGCAAAACACGCTGTAGCCACGCGTGCCGTCAACCGTAATCAGTTCGGGAGCACTGGAAACCGCGATCAACGAAGGCGTAATCGGTGATCGCCACGACAAACCTGGCTGCGGTGCAATCGAAAGCAATCGTGACGAAGCGGTCGTCGGAATGTAATAGCGACCCGGCTGAAATGGACGCGAGCAGAAAATACTCTTGCCAGCCTGCGAAGGGATGTGAAGGATTTCAATCGAACCATCATTAGTAACGGTCGTGTCAGTCTCGACACCATTGACGACCCACACCGCTTTGCGCTGATGATGTAACAACGCCGTCGAAGGGATCGACACCGACCAATTGAGGGCAAACGGCGCACCGTGTAGCGAGATCGCGGAAGGTGCGGCAAGAAATGCTTTCCGCTTTGGAGCGTAAGACACCACACGATGATCGTACAACCGCACCTGCGGCAAGCGCGATAGCCATGCCTCGCGCGCTTCCTTGCTCAACGACGCACCGGAGAACACCCCCATTGGTGGCCGCTCAATCTTGCTCACATCGGCATCGACATATCGCGCGTACTCACGCAGGCAATAGGCAGTGCCCTTTTTTGCCTGCAACAACAGCGCCGCCGCCGTCACCGCGCGCTTGCGGGTTTCGTTCCAATCGTCTTCCCAAATATCAGCCGACAGTTCAAACGCCAGATGCGGCAGGAATTGCGCTGGCACATCATAGGGACGCTTGAGCAGATCGATATCAACCGGCAACCCCGCCATGCGCGCGCCGACCGCCGACAACACCCGCTCGAATGCCGTCGCATTACGCGGCAACAGATGTTGATCGAATGTCGGAAGCGCCATCAGTCCGACACCACCGTTTCAATCGTGACACCGAGCAGATGTGGGATGTGATCGTCATTGCAGACGACATCGCCAATATCGATCACGACGTTATCGATAGCCGGGATACGCGCCACCGACACCAGCCCGCTTTTATAGATCGTCGCGCCAATACGCTCATTCATCGTCGCGTAGTTTCGCACTGCCGTTTCGATGGTAGACTTGATAAGCAAGGGATCAGGACCACGTGAAAAATACGCAACGATGGCCACCGAGTAATCCGTTCGCGCCGCGCGCATGACGTTGACATCATCCGTAAGCGGCACCGTGTCTTCCATGGCAAAGCGCCGCATCAACGTCGCCATAACATCATCAGACACATCAGCACCGTTGAAGCCTGCGACGACGACGTTGACCCGGCCATCGCTCGGACTGTAGGCCCACGCGTCCATAACTTCAGCACTCTCGGTCAGCGCGAAATAGATGTAGGCCCCACGTGGCCCCACGGTTGAAAAGGCTTCCGGTGCAAGTTGAATGCGACGACGAAAGCGATCATCGCTTTCCATGATTACCGGCACCGTATCGGTTGCCGGCACAATGACCATGCGCACGGTCCCGAACAGCACGCCAAGGTGATCAAGATCAGTGCCGACCGCATAGGCAAGTAGGACCGCGCGTGCCTTGTCATTGATCAGCGCACGAATGATGGTTTCGCGATAGGCATAAGACTGCAACACGATCGTCATGGGTTCGGTTTCCAACCCAAGCGTGTCGATCGGCGGCAGATCGGGACGCGTGACGCGCACAACGTCCCATTGCGACAGCACCCACGCCTTTTGCGCCGTCAAGATCGCCTCGAAACTCACTTCCTCAATCAGTTGCGGCGGTGCCAATTGCGTGAGATCGGGAGCAAGAAACCGTGTTGACATCACGCCGCCTCTGGCAAAGCCGTGACGATGGCTTGTTTGAGTTCATCGACATCGAAGGCGAGCGTCCGAACTCCACTTGGCGTCAAGTCGCCCTGCAACGCGTTCGGTCGATAGATGACTTCAATCACCCATGACGACGCGCCCGTGCGATCGAAGTCGGTGATATCAATCCGATAAGGGCTTAAGCGCGGTTCGAACAAATCGATTGCCAGCGCGATGCCCCAACGAATGCGCAGCAACGTTTGCGCATTAATCGGCTCACCCAGCAATCGGATCACGTGCGATCCGACATAGCCGCGCATGATCCTTTCGAAAAACGGCGTTGTGAAAATCACCCGAACCGATTGCACGACATGATCCCAACCCGACAGCAGTTGCCCGGTTTGACGGTTCATGCCTGCCATTGGTCACACCTTTGCGTAGGTCTTGAGTGCCGGGCCGCCTTCGGTCTCAACCTTCGGTCCCTCTTGATCCTTGTCAGTAAGACCAAGATAGGTGTTGCCGATGGTCTCAACGCGCGAACTGCCATTCAGTGTGATCTTCTGCGACTTCGCTTCGATGCCGCTTTCGGTCAGAGTGATCGACGTGTTATCGCCAACCTTCAAGATCAGACTGTCCTTCTTGTAAGTAATCGTCACCTTGCCGAACGTGATGACGTGTTCGTCTTCACTGTCCCCCGGTGAGGCAAAGGTTTCATTCCACGTGAACGGAAGCGCAACCGCTTGCCCTAACTCACCAGACGGCGAAATCACCGTCATGTTCTGCCCCTTGGTCGGCGGGTTGTGGAATTTGAAATCGCCCGCCTGTTGTCCGTAGGGTATCCATGCCGATTTAAATTCGGTGTCGTCGGTGTCCGGGTTCAAACGCAACCGCACTAACTGCTTTTTGGTATCGATATCGGTGACACGACCATGGCGCAACACGTTGGCTTGCCGGCGCTTCATCTCGCCAACTTCCGCCCATAGCTCGGCTAGATGTTCATCGAGCGTCATAGCGGATTTTCATCGCCCCTGATGATGATCACCGGATGATCACCCGGCAACGCAACAGGGTTGACTTCCTTGTCAACATCATCGGCTTCGATCCTGTCTTGGCTCGGATCAAACCCAATGCGCGACGTCGTGACATCGGTGTCCGGTGTCGGGTACGGTGGAGCAATGCCGATGCCGCGTGCACCCGCCTCGGTGATCCCGAGCAAGGCGCGCGCCTGAAGCCAATTCGGCAGAGTATCCGCAATGATCTCCTGTTCAATCAGCGTCGCGACAGCCGACAACCCGTCGATGTTGGTTGACTTGATGGCGTCTAGAAACTCTCTGATGGGATTATCAGCAGCCATCGGGATGCCCGGCAACGGTTCGGAAATCGTATCACATACGAACACGATGAACCGCGCCGCCCATCGTGCGCCGCGCTCGCCTTCGCCGCTGCGCTCCGCGTCGGTGGACTTCACAGCCATCACCATCTTGCGAAACAACTCACCCCATGGCCCGGCCGGATCATTGAACAGCGCGCGCCGCACCTGCATTTCCATCAAATCAATCGCGCGCTCATAGCCGGCATCACTTGCAGGAATTGCAACGCCCGGCCCTGTCGCTTCATCGGCTGACACTGCCCCGGCAATTCCGATTTCAGCGACCAACGCTAGACGACGCGTGCCGCCATTGACATCAAGCCCGCTGATCTGCGCTTCGTCTTTATCGGTGAAGATCGACACCCACGGCATATCCGTGGAGCGCACGGCCTCTTGCAGCGGCGCGTTGCGGGTGTCGTAAACCTGCACACCGGCCCACACTTTCTCTTTCACCGCTAGCACGGCAGCCATGCGAATGCACAGCCGCACGACACTCATGAGCGGATCAACGCAATCGCCGTGCGCCCGGTTGCGTCGGGCGAAGCGCGGCTGATCTCATAGCGTTCATCGTTGCGCTCAAGCAACAGCACTATGTCTCCGGTTTGTGGATCGGTGCCGATGACGTCACGTGTACGAACGGACACCGCAAGATTGCTGACTGCGATGCGTTCACGAAACGGCGACCCGGCATGATCGCCAGCGAGGTTCACAACCATGTCTTGCGCAGTCGTAAACACCGCAACCACCTCGCAAGATGGTCGCGCGTCGTTCTCGGTCGCATCCGAGTATTCGCTAACTTGCATCGGCACAATTCGAATGCGCTCGCCCCATTGCTGATTGATGACGCTTTCAACCCGCCCGGCAAGCTTGCGCCAATCAACCAAAGGACTCACGTGCGCTTGCCCTTCATCAAGGTTTTCGGGCGCGTGCAGATGTTGAGATTGTTGGTTTGGCTGTCGAGATGAATACCCTTGCCGTTCGGCATGTCGTATTGCTTGGCATAGGTGCGTTGTCCCGGCCGGTTCACCGTCTCGATATAATCAGCCGGTGCGAAGTAGGTTCGGAACAGTCCGGGGACGCCAATCGGGAACATGAAACACTTGTCCGTCGGCACGAACAGAGTGCCACCCACAGCACCGCGATAGTTTTCGAAGATGATGCCGCCGAAATCGAACTGTCCCCAAATTTCGCCGTTGGGTCCGATGTAGGCCTGTCGCAACTGTTCGGCAGCGGGATTATTCAGAAACGTCTTGACCACTTCCGGATGGGCAATCAGGTTGTCGAAGAACGTATCGCCGCACACCGCGCGCACACCAGCGAACGGAATGCCGTCCAGATTGGCACCCATGGTGCGCGTGATCTTTGCGCACAACAGACGCAACGCCCCCGATGCCGGCGTGACGTTGTCGAGATCAAAATCAGTCTCGACTTCCGCCACCACGTTGAACTCACCGAACAAATCAAGCGTGGTGCCATCGGCGTAAGTGACAAGGCCTTGCACCGCGCCGATACGCGAATATTCGATGGTCGCTTCATGCGACAGCCGATGCAGCAACAGCCGCTCAGACACCTTGTCTTGCAGAAATTGGGTTTGATCCTCGGTGCCCCACGCGCGCACGCCCTGCACTTCCTCGGCCATCACACCATCATTGATTTCGAAATGCGGCACAGTGAACGGACGCCCGGTGCGCAGCGCCTTATCGATGGTCTGACCCGGACCACCACGCGGCGTTGGCGACACCAACACCAGTTGCCCGGCGCGCTGTTCGATCACAATCGTCGTAGTCGCAACCGGGGTTTCCTGAAACAGCCCGAGACTTCCCAACCGTCGCGGCTGAAACACGGGCGCGTTGATGGCATCGGTGAGCGACACCACGTTGAAAAGATTTGAATGGAAGATGTCCAACATTGGACGGTGTCCTTTCCGAATAGCGATCACGCCCCGCGCGGCGAATGCCGGCAGGTTGTTTAATTCGCTGTGATGTTGTTGAGGGGGTAGCTAAGTTAGCGAACGATAATCCCGACCGTTGCAAGCGCTGCAATGGCGGCTGTCTTCTGTCCCGCGTCGGCAGTGCCGAAATTGAGAACCTTGCCGTTGACTTCAGCATCGCGCACGATACAGGCAATGCTCTTGTTCACTTCGCCCACACCTGTCGTGATCGAATAGAGCGCGATGGCCGTTGGCGTCTGCGATCCATCGGCCGCCGCTGGCGCATACTTCACGATCGCGCCGCCCGTGGTAACCTTCGCAATCAGATCACCAGCCGTGATGGTTTGCGAAGCGCCAATGGTGACGTTAGCACGCGACCGTTGCCCATTCGCTTCAGACAGAATGAAGCTAGCGGCAGGCCGCCCTTCGTTGACTGCTACCATATCAAAATCCTCCTGTTGACTTCATGTCCCGACATTCAATGCGATGACGGCAGCGTCGCGCCGACCCGCGCTAGCGACGACCGCCAACTAGCCTTTGGATCGGGCCGCGTCTCGGTACCACCGAGATCAAACGACAACGGAGCCGCTGACCTCTCCGCAATCGTTGGCCCCGTTGCCGTCAATGTCGCGACCACTGCAACCGGCAACGTTGCCAGCAATGATTTCGCCTCATCCACCGACAGCGAAGTTTTCAACGCAAGATTTTGCGCCTGCGGCTCACGCCCTTTGGCTTCCTCGCATGTCAGGATTGCAGTGATCCGCGCTTGCGCGGCTGCGGCACCTTCGGCGCGAATGGCGGATGCATCGACTTGAGTCGTAGCGGCGATCTCTGCGGGATTTGCATTCATGGTCAGTCTCCGTTGGTTGCTGCGGGTTGAAGCCGACAGACGCGAAAGCGTTTCGGCAAACGTGCCGACACGATCGGCAAGGCCTTTTGCCTCGGCCTCGGCACCAATGAAGGTGTCTGCCTCGGTGGCCCGGATCATATCGTTAGTAAGCGACGGCCTGCCGGCTGAAACCGTCTCCACGAAACGATCATAAAACGTATTGACGTCCCGTTGCAGCGCGGCCTTCACGTCCTCGGACAATGGCCCGAACGGATTGCCGTCAACCTTGTGCGCGCCCGCAAAAATCAGCGTCGGCGTGCGTCCCTTGTTTTTCAATTCCTGGGATTGGTCCATATGCATCATCACAACGCCGATCGAACCGGTGATCGATGTCGGTGACACCACGATCTCAGTTGCGGCGCTGGCGAGACCGTAAGCAGCGCTTGCGGCCATATCGTTGACAAGCGCGGTGATCGGTTTGATTTGCCGGGATGCCATGATCTGTTGCGCAAGCGCAAACATCCCCATTGCTTCGCCGCCCGGACTATCAATATCGAGCATGATTGCTGCAACGTTCGGATCGGCAATCGCAGCCGCGATTTGCACCCCGAGCCCTTCATAAGACGTAAACCCCGAACTGTCCTCACCAATGAAAGCGCCACGATTGATCAACGTGCCAATTACCGGGATCACGGCAACACCGTTCGCCACGTTGTAAAGCACCTCAAGCAAGCGCCCGCGTTCATCGGTCGGGCCGGTTGGATCACCGACCAAACGGTTGCCGGTTGGCCTGATCTGCTTGAAGGCGTCCGGTATGCCGGCGAGATCAATCGACGTCGGATCAAACCCGATACGCTCGCCTAGCACCGCCGCAATCACACATGCCTTGTAACGATGAATGAACAACGGTCGTCCGAGAACGCGATCGGCGACATGAGATAGATACGTCATCGCAGCCCTCGCGAGTAGGAACCAAGCTTCATTGCAAAGCGATAGGGTTTGCTGCCCGGTGTCTGACGCTGGCACGCGGCTTCGAGCCGCACGATTTCATCACTCAAGGTATCGATATCGGGTGTTGCATATTGCACTTCCCGATCAGAAAATCGCACGCGAATGACGCCAGCGCCGCCGATCAACTGATAGTAAGCCGCCCGCAACGCGGTAGCTGCGGCGCAAGGATCATCATAATCGACCACGGCCGGATCAACGGGCGTGTATCCCGTCAAGCTCGGCACGTCTGTGACTTCGATCAGTCCAACGGCTTGCGTTGCGACCGTGCCGTCTTTCATCGTAAGGCGCAAGATATCCTGATAGAGACCCTTGACGATCGTCGCGGACTTGGCCGCATCGATTTTGATCAACAACAGCCCGTTGACCTGATCAATGATTTCAATGCCGTCATCAAGAGATGCGCTCAACACTTCCGTGCTATCCGCACCGTTCAATTGCCATTGAACACTTGCGACCATCGATAGATCGATCGCATTGCCGTGCACATCCGAACACGCCGCATTGATGGACCACGTGTCACCAATGATGAACGTGAATTTCTGATGCACCGCTGTCATGAAGACATGCCCCGAATGGAATTGCTCATCACCCGGCCTCGGATAACCGCGTTATCCCTGCCGCCAACAATCGTCGCACCAGTTTGCGATCCTTTGACCACGCGCGCGAAGCGCAAGTGAAACAAGTGCCCCGCCAATCGGCTTCCCAGCACCTGAAACTCTGCGGCATCGACAGCGAAGTGATACCGAAAACCAATCTTATAGAAATCGGACGCGCCGCTATCGAGCCGAAACACACGTGATTGAGCGGCTAGCCTAGCCATATATCTCGCTGATAAGCCAGATGTGCCAGTCACAAACGCGCCCGCGCCAAGGCTCAGTGACAACGCCCTGACTGTCGTATTGCCAGCCACCGAGTAGTGCGCATGATCACAGACAAGACCACGGCCAACCCGCCAACTCACTGACTGTCCCGTGACACCGCCAGCCCGGCCACCGCCAGATATCACGCGGTGCATGCCCAACACCGCAACTAATCCAGTGGCCGCTATCACTCCGGTCTGACACACCAGTGAATAGACACTGACCTTGGTCAAAGACACAGGATTGCCGATTAGACCATACGATGCGATCGACGCCACCGACGAACGCCTGATAGCGATATTGCCAGCGACCACCGTGAAGCCGCCGTCGTCAAGTGACTTTCGCAATCTGCGAGCCGTGGCACCACCGAATAGAAGGTATGCACCACCAAAAGCAGCAATGCGATGATGACTTACACCCGCTTGCGGCGAACCAATAAGATCAATCGAGCCGCTGTCGGCGGCAATGCGCAGATGCGCCACAAGTGGACGCACCCCGCAATGAAATGAAGCCGTCTCACATGACAGGCGCAACGACAGTCGCGTATTCAAGCCAGCGATGTTGAATGCACCGCACGACGCGACGCGCGATAGCGAACGCGGAATTGACCCACCATTGATCGCGAACGCGCCGACCTCGCTGTGATTGACGTGATTGCGCGCAATCCTGAAAACGACATCATAGCCAACAACACCAAATGTGCCGCGCGCGGCACAGCAACTCAATCGACGCGACGTTGACGAAACGACAACAGAGACATGACCAACCGCTGCTAGCCTGCGCATTGATCGCGCTGCATTCACGCCGTGAAGCGCAATCGCGCCTGTCGAACACGGCATTTTGTATTGCCGCAACGAAACCGCAACCCCGGTCACGGCGAATGACTGCCCGTCGCAGACTAGACGATTTCGCTTCAGCGTTCCTACACCAACCGCCGCCAACGCAAACGCACCACCCTCCGCAACCACCTTCAACGCGGGTGCCGCAACGCCATACCAGTTCGAAAACCCGACGGGTGGAGGATAGCTAAACGGGACGGTGCCAGTGTTGATTGTCGCTGATGCACCAACAGTGTCAGCCAAGAAAAATGGTAGAAACGGCTTTGCAACAACACGAGTAGACCAAGGCACGCCACCAACACCAGTTGCCGGATCGGCATTGACATCGTTGTTCCAAAGGCCGCCATCGACTCGAAACCAGAACGTTCGCGAAGCGGCGTCAAGAGCGATATCAACCGTTCCTAGTGATGCGACAGCAATCGGCCGCGACGCTATCCCGGTCCATGAAACGAAATAACCAGCGCCGCTATCAATCCAAAATGCTGACCCCGGCGTCAAATTGTCCGGATCATAGTCAGACGTCAACCACCGCAAACCACAGATCATTCCGCTTTCGGAATGAAACGACAGAAACCATTTGCCCGTGGCAGGACAGCTATCAACGCCCGAAATGCAGGCAGGCGCTTCCGTTACAACTACTTTGCGATTGTTGTCCGACAGCGTGCAGTTGCCGCCATTGCCGCTCCAACCTCCCGAAACAGGCGTGAAAATCCGGCTTAACAAGCGTGCCGACTTCGCGCCATATAACGCCAACGACGCGCCATCACATCGAAGCTGATACCCCTTACCGATCGCAGCGTCACCAGCCTGCAAGCTGAATACGCCACCTTGCACGGGCAGACTAGGCGGCGGGGGAGCGTACCAACTTGAAAACCCAACGGGAGGCGGATAGGTGAATGCCTCGGTGCCCGTGTTGAGCGTGATGAAGTTGCCGTCAGCTTCCAAATATAGAAATGGCAAAAAGAGTGGAGACCCGCTCACCCATGGAGAAAGGTCATAACCTCCAATGCCGGTTGCTGGGTTAGCTGTAGTAAGCGGTTTCCTATTCCATAGCTTGTTGTCAGCCCGCGCCCAGAACAACTTGGCATCGAGATCGATAGCCAAATCGCAAATGCTGCCCGCGACCATCGCAGCGCAACCCGGCCCCCCAACTGAAGCACCAGCCCAGCGATAAAGGCCACTGGTTCCGATTTGGATAGCATTATCGGGAGGGTTTTGATCGATCGACGCCGACAAGTCAGCGCGCAACAATCCAAACATATTAGCGCCAGTCTGACCGATCGTGAACGAAAGAAAACGCTTCCCGGTTGATTGGCCATTCGTTGCAGTGATGGTCATCGGCCACGTGACACACGTTGCCGTTCGATCTCCGTTGGATAGAGCAACCACGCCGGTACGAACGTCGGAGCTATTCCAACCGCCGTCTATCGCGCCGGTCATTGGCTAACTACCCGAACCGCGCGCCGACCGCGCCTTGCTCGGCGAGCATGTGAAAGTGTTTGCCTCCTGGCTGTCGCGTGACCTCACGCGCGCGCGAGCGATAGCCTCTGCACCACATTTGCACAAAGGCCTCCGCTACTTCAGGTGTCATCACGTTTGCGGCGATCTGCTCATGCGCAGCACCGTTGCCGTGCACGATGTAGAGGTTGCGGCTTTCAGGTTCCCACGCGAAACCGAAATTCAGATCGGGCGCAATCATTCTCAAGACAGCCATGATGACCCCCACACGTTTCAACCCAACGTCAACACGCCATTGGCCTGATCAAAGTCGATGGTGAATGTCTCGGTGTTGGCCAACGTAACATCCGAGCCGTATTCCCACCAACCTATCAAAGGATCGAGAGGTGTGGCCGGCGTGTCGTTGAAAAGCACGACCGTACCGAACGGAGCGACCGCACCCGATGCCGTCAACACCAAGTCTTGCAGGATCAACTTCGCAATTCCTGCGGTCTGCCCGAATGATGTCAACGTCGGCACGCGCGCCGACAAGTTGGTATAGGCAATCTGTGTGAGGTTGCCGAGAATGGTGTTAGTGGCAACCGGCTTGTTCGCCGCCGCCGTCAACGCGACAGTGAGCGCACCAGTTGCGAGATTGTGCACACCCTTGCCGACGTCTTCGACAAACGAATTGATCTTGTTGAATGCAGCCATGGTGATCGTCTCCTAATTGTTATGCTTGCGCTTTGTCGCCGTCTTGGCTTCCAGATGAAGCACCACCGAACCCCGATGGTGGTTTGGGTGGAGGCGGTTCGGGCAAACCCAATTTCTTGCGCATCGCCATTTCGCGCTGGCGCTGCTCATAGATGTCTTCCCAATCCTCACCCATTTCGGCGCAAATCCATTCGTCAGTTAGCACGCCCATGCCCTTCAGGGTCTCAACGGCGGTAGCGAATTTCTGATCATCGGCTTGCGGTCTTGCCGGGCCTCGCCAATGCGAGCGCGACGCCGCCGCACGATTGGCGAGATAGCCGGCAACTCCACCGGGGAAAGTAATCCAGCCGTTTTCGATTTCTTCCTCAAGCCAACTTTCGAAGATCGCTTGCAGGAACGGCGACAGGATGTGAGCGCGACGATAAATCGTCATCATCCACATTTCGGCCCCGGCCATGCGAACGGACGAATACGTTGCGCCGCTATAGTCTCCGGTCAGTTGCTCCACAGTGATGCCAAGACAGCGCGCGATCTCGCGTAGCAGGAAGCGCACAAAGGCTTCATAAGTGTCGTTCGGATGTTGGCTGGCGTTGAAATTCAGTTCGTCACCGGGCGCAAGATGCGCGATCTTGCCATGTGATCCGAGATCGATCTGTGTCGCGTCATACCAGCCGGCGCGCATTTCAAGCATGGCTTCCAACGGCGAGCCCGGCACGCCCGTACTTGATGCCGACACCTGTTGCTCGGCCAAATCCTGAAACGCTTGCAACACCGCCTCAGTAGGTTCGGGCGATTTAATTGTCGCGGCGAAGATCGCTTGAATGAGCGCCGCTGTGAGTGTCGCATCAGCTAGTTGATCGAACTGCTTGACCACCTTGAGCGCTGGCGTGATCGGCGGTATCCCGCGCAATTGTCCGGGCATGCCGTCGAACACATGAATGATATTCGGTCGTCCAAATCGATCGCGCGCGGGCACGTCGGTATAGGCACCGAGCGGAAACATGTTGCGCACATAGGGTGCTTGCAACATGCGATAGCCAACCGGGAAGCCATAGGCATCCCTGAATACGCCCTGCACCAAACCGCGATCGATCTCGGTATCTTGCGACAACCGATGCGGCGGCAACATCTGCACCTTGGTGCCGTACTGATTGAACGACCGCTTTAGATACGGCAGGCCGGCGAGAATTTCACCGTAGCAAAACCACGTTCGCATACCTTGCGCCGTCATCTTGCCGACCGAAGACTTGCCTTCGATATCGCATTCGAGTGCGTTATCTGCCCAGCCTTCCCAACGTCGTTCAACCGTGCGCGCCCATGCTTGCGCAGTCTCTTGCGTCCAACCGAGCCCTTGCGCATCCGGCCGCGACGATAGCCGCAGACCCGGCCCCACCGTCATCACCACGGCCTGATCAATGCCACCTGAAACAAAACCAGAATTTTGCACGGTGTCGATCGCACGCGAGGCGGCAATCACATAAGCCTGTCGCACATCGTCGGAAGCCTCGCGCAAGGCAGGCCGCCACGAATGAAAGAACGGCGAGACATCGCCCTTCATGTAGGTTGCGCCGATCCGCTTGCGCGGCGCGTCAGCCTTCGCAGGCACCGCGCGGCGCACCGCTTTCTTGACCGGTGCCTTGCGCGATGTCTTTGCGGCCATCTGATCTCTATCTGTTGTTGAACCGCGACGCGAACCCGCTCATGCGTTTGCGCAACTCAGTGTTGGGTGCTGGCACCAATGGCGGTTGAGGCGCTGGCGTTACTTCGAATGTCTCTGCCTCTGGCACGTCGATGACCTCGGTGAAGTCATCATCGATCCGGCGCTTGGCACCGAGCGGAATTTTTTGCACAGCCAGCATATGCCCGGCCGCTTCGTTCATCGCCTCGCAATCAAGGTAATGATTGCGCCGCGACACCGCGACCCATACCGGTTTGCCGGTTGGCGACAGCTTGCGGGTTTCGGAAGCAAGCTGTTTCAGATAATCGTCACTGGCATCGGCCGCTAACAGAAACCCGCCAGCCTGATCTTGTGGCCACGCCAAGCGCTCATGCAGACGTTGTTTCCAGAAATCAGTATCGAGCCGCACCAATTCCAACTGCACCGGCATGCGTTGACCTGGCACTGTCATCTTTGCCTTGCCGCGCATCACCGGCGCTGACAACGTGCTGTAGCCTTTGGTTGGCTTGACGAAACGACGGAAGCGCCGCGCGAACTCATAGACGACGTTTGCCGGCCCTTCGTTCGGCTTGTTCACGCGGAAACCCGAGTCGATCAAGCACAACGCGATATGCAAACCACCATAGGCATCGAGTAACACGCTTGAGAGATCGCCCCACACTTCCGGTTCATTGGTGAAGCCTGCAATTTCTCCGCTTTCGATCTGCCACGATGACGCGCGCTCGCCCCATCCTCGGATCGAATAAAAGAAACCGTTGCCCTGCACGTCAACCGCCGCAGTGAGCCGCAACACTTCGATCGGCACTTCGCCGAACTTGTGCGGCATGCGACGACGCTTGTATGCGCGCCAATCATTCGCGCCGACACCACCCGGTGTGTATAACTCACCGAACCCGGCATTGATCGCGGTTTGCACCATGGCTTCATCGCCAATGGCAAACGCCTCGACATACGCGCGCACGCGTTCGCCGAACGTGACGAACGGCGACGCCAGACCCGACACCCAAAACGAAATCGATGTCGCTTCAACCACGTCACCCGACACCACGCCATCGGGCGCGATGGTCTGACCGGGCGCGACGTAGCGCCCGCGCTCGTTCATGTCGGCCTTGTGCGCTTCCTCAATCACACCGCCGCAGCGCGGGCATTCCAGATGCGCGGTGTGTTCGGCTTCAATCGGTGTCGCGCCTTCCGGCCATCGCACGCATTCGAAACGTGGTACGAAATATTCGTCGCAGTGCGGACAAGGCCACGTCCAATGATGTCGCGACCCCTGTTGCCACAACCGCCAAATCGGGCTTTCGAGATCATCAGCCGGCGCGACATCCCAAAATCGCAAGCCGCTCAATTCATCGGTCACGATCTTGACCATCCCCCGACGACACGTTGACGTCACAGCGCAAACGAAATCGGCGTAGGTGTCGCCGCGTCGTTCAACTAAGCCAAGCGGATCACCTTGCCCTTTGATGTTCGCCAACATCTCATCGTATTCATCGACCAACGCCAACCCAGCCGGATCGGACTTCAACGCCGCCGATGATCCCGCATGCGCAAGACGAAGCGGGACACCGCCAATCACCTTGCGTGATTTGGTCATCCGCTTGCCGCGCTGTACCTTGTTGGCCAACGACGGCGCGGAGTCGAGCAGCGCCATGATGCGCGGCTCTAACTGTTCGGTGATGAACAGTTGCGTCGGCGCGACAAACAGACACGGCACCGGCTTTTGATCGAGCCGTTGACCAATACAATCAAGCAAGGCTTCCGTTTTTCCCGATTGCGACGCGGTGACGATGACAATGCGTTTCGCCGCGCCCGTCGCTATCGCCTTTTCGAACGGGATGACGTAGGGCGTAAGATGAACGTCACGCGGTCCCGGTACCGCCGCGCTCTGCGGGTAGGTTCGGTTTTGCTCCGCCCAAACCTCCGGTGAAAGCAGCCGCGATGGCTTCAGCAGTAGCGCGACCCTCTCCAACCATTCGCGCGCTCTCGGTCGCAGCATCGGCAAGGGTGTCGAGTATGTCATTCACTGCCGTTTCAATTGTTCGCCGCACTTGCAGATCGCGCGTGACGCGCGCCGCAAGCCCGGACAATTCAGAACGGACGACGCCGCAAAGCATGTCCGCCATTTCAATGAACTCCGCGAACTCGACTAGACGTCCCTCGCGTTCTGCGATGCGCAATTCGAGATCGCGCGTCCGCGCGTCACTCACGCGGGTTTGCGCCGCTGATTTGTTGACGCGCCTATCTTCACTGTCACGCCAGCGCAAATAATCGTGCACAACCTGCACTAGATAATATTTGCCGGACACGTCTTTGCGCAATGCGCCTTGCTGCGTGAGTTTGAGCACCCATTCGCGCGAACACATCAGCAGATGCGCAACCGCGTCCTGCGAAATCAACGGCCCGTTGTCGTCAAGTGGTTTTTTGGCCATCGAGCAAGGCTTCCCCGCGGTCGGTATCCCGGTACATTTTTACAAATATGTTTTGACTAGGGCCTTGCGCCCTAGGGCGCGACGCCCTATCTTAGTTAGACGGAAGACGGAAACGAAAGAGAACAAAACAAAATGGCACGTGACCTTTACCAGCAAGTTACAGACAGGATGGTTGCAGCGCTTGAAGCGGGCAACGTTCCTTGGATACGACCCTATAGCGTGTCGGGATCAGCCATTCCGATGAACGCAATCAGCAATCGCCCGTACAGCGGCATTAACGTGGTGCTGTTCTGGATTTCGAAAGCGGAAGGTTATGCGACCTCGCGTTACCTGACCTTCAAGCAAGCCAAAGAAGCCGGCGGGCACGTGCGCAAGGGCGAAAAGGGCATGCCGCTGTATTTCTTCAAGCAACTCGCCATCCAAGACAAGGCAACGGGCGAAGACAAAACGATCCCGATGCTTCGCGAATACACCGTGTTCAATGTGGCGCAATGCGACGACCTGCCCGAGCACATCGTCACGGGCAAGACCAGCACCACACCGAAAAATCCCGATGATCGCGCGGCGGAAGCCGATGCATTCATCGCCGCGACAGGCGCGGACTTTCGCGAGGGCACGGGCAAGCCTTGCTACATCCCTTCGAAAGACTTCATTGCAATGCCGTCGTTCAAGGATTTCCACGCCGCTCCGAACTTCTACAGCGTGGCATTTCATGAACTGGCGCATTGGACAGGCGCGAAGTCACGCCTTGATCGCGACTTTTCGGGCCGGTTCGGCACGAAGCAATATGCCGCTGAAGAGTTGGTGGCCGAACTCAGCGCCGCGTTTCTCTGTGCAGAGTTTGGTTTCGACAACGAACAGCAGAACGCGGCCTATCTCGCAAGCTGGATTGAACTGCTTAAGGAAGACAAGCGGGCAATCTTCACCGCCGCAAGCAAGGCGCAAGCCGCTGCAAACTACCTCCGCGATCTGGCCATCGCGGAACCTGAAGCACTCGCCGCATGATGTTTCGACACTGCACCGCCGCACAAAGGCGGTGCAGCACGAAGCACCAACCGTAAGAACACTTGACACCTAGGGCGTAATGCCCTATTTCTAAGACAACGAAACGAAAGACGAATGCAAATGGCCACTTGGCACCAGTTAAACGCCCCCGCTGTTCCGCTGTATCACGCGACGGAATGGACGGTGGTAATCGATCCCCCAAACGAAATGCGCGCGCTCATGACGTTCAAGACGAAGGCCCTTGCCGACGTCTACAGGCGAAACCTGAAAGCGAATAACCCGCGCATCTATCCGCACAGCTACATCTTGAAACCCGCAAAGGCCACCCGATGACAGACACCACCACCAACGCCGCCCCGGTCAAGTTCACTCTGCAACGTGTGCGGCTCAACAGCGGCGGTTATGACAGCGGCGGTTCATATTGGGGCGTGGATGCCCCGCTCTATTGGGCCACCGACGAAACCGAAAGCTTCTATTTTCGCGCCGCAGATCGGCAAGCGGCCAAGACGCACATTCGAACCAAGCACCCGACCGCAATGTTCTACCGCTGATGTTTCGACACTGCACCGCATGCGAGCGATGCAGCACGAAGCAACAACTTCAAATCAGATTGGGGACGCCATGACTATCAACAGCATTTCCGACTTTCGCAAAGCGATACGCAACGGTCCTTATGCATGGCCGGGCGGTTACCCGCTGTTCTTCATCATGGGTGACGGCGAAGCACTGTCATTCAAGGCCGCGAAATCCAACCGCCGCGCCATGCTTGAAGCCTTGCGCGACAAAGACACCAGACCGCGCGACCAATGGTTGCCCATCGCTTGCGAAATCAATTGGGAAGATCAGAGTTTGTTCTGTTCCCACACCAACGACAAAATAGAAGCCGCCTATGAAGGCGAGGAAACGGATAACAACGGATGAAGCGCACAGCAGCAATTCCCTACGCATCGATTGATGTACTTCAGCGCAACACCAGAAAGCACACCCAACCAATGACCACTTGGAAACTAATCCACGTTGAAACCGGAGTTGAACTTCGCGCCGATGATCTTTGCCAGACCTTTCGCGGTGAAAAGGCGCGGATCACCAGCCTCACACCGCCGACGCATGCGCCATCAACGGGGCGAGTTTACATCCGCATGATTGGCGACCCTCACACGCCTGAGACCGAGCAAGGCTACTATCCCGGCGTCATAGGCGCGAAGTTCATTCGATCGGAGATCAACTAGCATGCGCTATCAGATTTGGTACATGCGTCCGACGTGGTTTGCAGAGGGCATCATGGGCAAGTTGCCCGATGCCGGCAATCTACACGCGACACATCTGCACTTGACCAACATCGACGCCAACGGCCTTGATGCCGGCTATGCCGCGATGCAAGCCGAACATTGGTCGCCGAACGGCGAAGCCCGCCCCTTGATCGAAATCCTAGGACTTGAACACACGTCGATGTGTGTGGGTGACGTGCTGATTGATGACGTTGGCAACGTGCACACGGTGGCGAATACCGGGTTCAAGGCGATAGGCGGGTTTCGGCCATGATCATCGTCGCGCTAATCATCATCGTCGCGTTTCTGTACGCGATCAATCGCAAACTGCAACCGGCAATGACGTGGCAAGAGCGCCACAAGCGCTTGAAGCGCAACGTCCTGATCTGCGCTGCAATCGTCACGCTGTACTACGCAATCGATCTAGCGAGGTTTTACTACCCATGACACCGCGCAAGCCACGACCATTCATGAGCGCGAAACGGTTTGAAGAGGCAATCGAACTGCTCAACCTCAATCAAACACAAGCCGGGAAATTCCTGGGGATCAATGGCCGCACCTCGCGACGCTACATCGCGGGTGATCTGCTCATTCCCAAATCGGTCGCGATGCTTTTAGAACTGATGGTCCTGAAAAAGGTGAAGCCGGACGGCGTTCTCGAACTGATAGGAGAAGACGCGCAATGAAAGTGCCAGAGATCGCAGCGCGCGAAGCGGCAGAAGAAAGCGCCGGTTACGAAAGCCGCTTCGCAAAGATCGATACCGAACTTGCGGTTTTAAAATGGATGGTCGGGACGAACCTCGCTTTAACGCTCGCCATTCTCGGAAAACTATTCCTGCATTGAGCTAACTAATCGAGCGGACAAAACCAAACGGCGGCCTTCGGGCCGCTATTTTTTTGTGTCAGCCTCACTGCCATGCACATGAAACCGTAAGGAAAACTGAACAAAATATGGCGATATATCGGGGGCGGCGCCCTCGCAGGTGTCAGCGTGACGTTGTACGGTCCCTAAAAACAACTAACTCAACTGAGCAAGAGAAACGAACAACAACACACACACATGCATTGCTTTGTTGTCGTGCCTATGCCCAGCCATAGCCAAGGGCACGGGCATTGATGATCATGTGTTGTCGATCAATGCATGACATCAACACATCGATCATGCATGCACGCATCAGCACGTACACACACGACAGCACAGCATGCCCCTGCCTATGCATGTGCACACTGCCATGCTCAATGCACTCGCTTACTAAGCATCATGCCTTTGAGACAGGGAGGGGGGGCACCCCACCCCTACCCCGCCGCCGCTTTGTTTGTATTGTTGCTGATCACCAAGGCAAGAACTGCGCTAGCTTGCGCTCCATTGCTTCAGGTAGTTCGTTGTCCATTGCTGCATCAGCAAGGAAGGGCACTGCATCGCGCTCCATCTCGCGCGGGATACTGCCGCCCATCAACTTCTTGAGTGGTCCACGTGCAGCAGTGGTGCGCGCATAGACCTCGCTGCCCAGCATGAACGCATGCGCGAAACGTTGCGACTTGCCCCATGGCTTGGCACGCACACCATAAGAGAATTGCGATGGGTGAAAGTGTGCCAGCGAATAGTATTTGCCCGTCGCTGTGATCTTGTATTGCAGCATGCCGGACCACGCCTTGTCGATAACCCATGATGCCGGCGCATCGCTATAGGGCACACCGAGTTGCTTTGCTGTCTGTCGCTTGACTGCCGTCGTCAACTTGCCACCGACTTGATTGAGTGTCCACGCTGCAAGCTGGCGCGCTTTGCCTTGACCTAACTCGACAGCGGCGCGCTGAAACATATCAAGGTTGGCAAGGTCCAACGTGATCTCAAAATCAGGCACGGGACGCCGCCTCTCAACAGGCGAGCCGCACCCCTTCCGTTTGTCGGGGGGACGCATCAAGGGGCGCGGCTCTTTGGGGATGTTCACCACGGACGCAAGTATGGCAGTCCAGTTGTGCACGCGAAGCATCCACCACCGTTTTTTGCGCCAGTCAACCGCTATTCTCAACCCGCTTCCACAATCGCGGTTGATATGTCCCCGAACACCTCGGAAAGCATGGTCTTGTCGATCTCAAGGCTATCGGTCTGCACCAGCCGCTTGGTGATCACCCGGCGCAACCGGGCGCGCGCTTCCACGTAGTTCATCGGTCCAAGCCGCGCCAGCCTGTAGACTCGAAACGCGCTGTTGAACCACGCCAGATCACCGCGCGCATTGGCTTGCACCAGCAAATCCCGAACCCTCTTGGTTGCCGCCCTCACACGCAACATCACCGCGTCATGCTCGGTGAGTTTGATATCAAGATCACCGGAAGCGCCGATGATCTCCCGGCGCACGCGATCGACAGCAACAGCAAGCCGCCCCGTTCGATCATGCGGCAAGCGTGCTGCCACGTGATCAACCATGTTTTCCGTCGTGTCCCGATCCTGCATCCAATAGGCAGCGACGATTTCAGACCACGCCCAACGCTGTCGCCACACCCGAAACGATTGTTCAAGATCACGCGTCGCATCGATGATGCATGGCTCACCATAGGGAATGCTGACAACGTAAATCGCACCGATCCCGCACAGATGCAGATATTCCCGATCGGCACGGCGCGGCAGATCGAATGACATGTCAGAACACCAACACCCTGTCACGGTTCAAATAGTCAGCAATCAGATCACAACCCTTATCGTGTCGCGACCGCCACGTGTCGCCATAGCCGCCACGCTTGCGCGTCACCCAATCAGCATCACGCCCCAACGAATGCGCCATCGCTACCGCGTTGACCGCTTCGCACAGATGCGGATATGTCAAAAACAGGTATTGCATCGGCCAATAGCACGACATCACCGCTTGCGTGATCTCGCGAACGCTCGGCGAAACGCGCGTTCTGTTTTGCATGCGCTGCGTTTTCTCCAACTCGCCCTGCTCTTTCTGTGCCACCAGATCATCAAACTCATAGGTGTAAGGCGGCCACGCCGTGTTCGATCCGCCTGCATTTCCCATCGGCAACAATCGCAATGTCTGCATGCCCTCGCTAATGCGCCTGCCAACATGCGGACCAATCCAAATCGTCGGTCTGTCACAGTCCAACGGATCAAGCATCGCCGATCGTGATTGGTCACGCTTGATCAACATCGAACACCTCATCGATTTCAGCACCAATAAACACTTGCTTGACATCAGCGATCATCTTGAACCGCGCATTGATCGCGATCATGGTCGCGAGATCATCAGGCGAAAACCATTGCACGTCTGCCCCATATAGCTCACGCACACGCCTTGCAGAAAATGGATGCACACCGATTGCGATCGTCAACTTGGTCTTGGGATCGCGCCCTATCAGGTAAGCATCATCAGCCACGCCACCCGCCGCCATCTTGGCTGCGATCAACGCATAGGCACGACAGAGGCGCGACCCTTCCGCATCGATCTCCAGCGATGTGCCCGTATCCATCGCCTCACGAAATCGCTCAAGCTGCGCTTGGAATTGCGCTGCCAACTTTGCGTCGTAACGTCTGAGTGCATGACGCGTCCATCTCGACTCAAACGCGCATGCGGCCTCGGTGACTTTCGGTCCCCACGACCGCATTGCAGCATCGACCTGTTTGGTGATCTGCCGGCGTGGCTCGCGGCGCTGCTCAGTCATCGCGGTTCCGACCGAAAAGTATCAGACGCCCCGCGAAATCTCCTATTTCCCTTATAACTCACTTTTCTATACCTCGTTCTCAGTTAGTTCTTATTTCTCTCTCTTCATTCTGTTGTTATTAGCCTCTCTAAGAAAAGAACTGATACTTCTGTCACCTCACTTGCCATTTCCCTTTGATCTTCAATGTGATGACGGCTGGTGACAGTTCGATATCAGTTCTCTAAAACGCCTCGAAAGAACTGATACCTAAGCGAGAACTGAGGTATCAGTTCTTTTGGGGTGTATCAGTTTGCAGTTTGCGCATTTTTCGCACTGATACCTTGGTGTCCCACGACGCTGGAATGAGGCTGTTGACCTCGCCGCCCAAGGTAGTGGTCGCCGCCGTCTTCCCTTCAAACATGTAGCTTTCGACGGCCCTTTCCCAATAGTTTAGGCCGCTCTCATTGAGCATGACCCCGGCATAATAGCGCCGCTTGTTGTCCTGCAATTCTTTCGGATTGATCGCGATACGGGGATCGGCCATCGCACGCATGGCACGGCCTATGCTTTCATTGCTCGGTAGCTTGCGGTCCTCCCCCTTCTGCTCTGCCCACCACACCGAGAACGCCGCGCAGAAATCGGGCACCGACACGCGGCGATAGGGGTTGAACTCGACACAATCTTCCAAGAACCCCGCCACAAGGTTGCTGTCGCGCCTGATGTCTTCCGACGTTTCCCTGATGCTATCGGTCAGCGCGATCACACCGCGACGTGTGGCCCTCTGAAGCCCGGCAATCGCCCAATTCAGAAGCCCCGGCAACTCAGTTGCCAGAATGAACGCCGATGGCTTTTCAAAGCCCCGTGACACGGCTTCCTTGGCAGTCCCGACCAATTCGCCCTCGATAAACTGCCGCTTGCATTCAATCACGATCATGCGCGACACAACTGCCTTGGTGGCTTCCTTGAACTGCGGCGCGGCATTGGTGGCCCAAAAGATCGGCGAGCGGATCGCGGCGGTGATCAGTGGCCCGTTCTTGACGTTGATCGTGACCGGCTCTTGCGTGACGATCGATTTGAAGATCGCGGGCATATGCCATTTGTTGTTGCCGTCAAATGCTTCATGCAACACCCACGGCAGCCGGCGCATGAACGGCATCAGTCCGTGCGGATTTTCCAGTGTCTCAAGTGAAACACCAATGCGCTCCGACCCGAACAACCCAGCCAACACCTCCAACACCTCGGACTTGCCGAGATCAGCGCCGCCCCACAACACCAGCGCTTTCGACAGCGCGCGTGATTTGTAGTCGATCAATGCCGCGCCCAAGATTTCCTGCACGACATTCACCAGCGCTTCACGCTCCAATGGTTCACGATCATCAAAGAAATCGTTGATCATCATGACCCACCACGGACATCTGGCGCTTGGATCATATTCGCATTCGACACGCCACGAACAGAAGTCATCGGGACTGACATCGCTTAGCTCAAGCGTCACAGGATCGAGCAACCCTGAGCGCGTTGGAATTTTGTGATGATGATCCCATGGAATGCTGTCGCGCCAGTGAGCCGGATGACACAGCAGCCACGCCCGCGTTTCCGATCTCAACTTGATCTTGCTCTTGAACCCCAACCCTCGACAGGCTTCCTCGATACGCACGTCAAGCCATTTGGTGTTGGACATCAACGTCCACATGCCCTCTCCAAAGAACCATTGTCCTTGCGCCATGTTGATAAAACTCTGTTGATCCAAGCGCATCTTGGCAATCACAGCCTCACCGAGTTTGATGTGCTGTTCTTCTTTCTTGATCGGGATCGGCTTTGGCGCTGGCATCGGGATAACCTTGGCGCTGTTGCCGGTGCCGTTCGCGGTCTGCTTATTCTGCTGTTCTTCGCGTAGCTGCTCAAGATGTTTGGTCGCGTCCTGCGGCTCGGCGCGCTCAGTGGGTGGATGTTTCTTGACCCACGTGGCGCACATCTTGGCAATGTTGCGCCGTTCTCTATTCCAATTCCAGCGCGCGCCGTACTCGCCAGCCGCCGCCTTGGTGGCGTGCAAAATCATGTCGATGACGTCTTCCACATCCATGCCGGCATTCAACAGCGATGCCGAGCACGCGATTTGCGTGTTGTGGATCGATGCGTCTTCGCCACCCATGTACTGCATCGATGCCAATCGTTGCTCAACGTCGATCGGGCGCTTGTGGCCATGCTCTTTGCAGTAGTCCAGCCAGAAATTACTTTCGCCCGTGGTGATCGGACGTTCACGCACCTTGCGCAACAGGATCGGCGATGTTTCCGCCAACCAATCCTCAAGATCGTCCAACTCATAGCGACGATCGGAAAACTCGACCACTTGGACTTCGACCCAGCCATCGGCCTTGCTGTTGTGAGACTGCGGCAAGCGCAGCACGCGCGACACCTCGCACACTTGCAGATCGCCACCAACCAGATCAGCAAGCAGTCTCAAATCGTCTTCGATGCGTTCGATGTTGCCTTGGGTTGGTAGCGCTTCCTTGAACAGCCAATAAGCATGGAGCCCGCCACCTGAAAACACGACAACGCTAGGCCGCAGTCTCAAATACTCCAGCTTGCGCACCACTTCATCGCGCTTTGGATCACCCTCGACATTCTTGAAATCGATATCGGCATGGAGCCCGATGGTCTCAACGATGTATTCTTTCGATCGCTTGGTACCTGGCTGCACGGTGCCGACGCAGAAGAACAGCCCGCGTTTTGGCCGATCCCACTTCGCGGCGAATGATGTGATGTGCGATGGCAGGCGCGTGGTGACGTGGCGTTCGGGTGGCTGCGTTTCATCAAGCCGCTCATTGGGAAACGAACAGATATAGATCGGCGCTGTTGTTGCGTCGAACAGTCTGCGAATGAAATCTGTTGCGCTGACTGTCATGTGTGTACCTGTAAAGATAGAAATGACCCGGTGCCGAATGACACCGGGCCTTTGTTGGCACGCATGCAGTCAGATCAGAACGGGATATCTTCCTCTTGGTCTTCCTTGCGTGCCGCTTCATTGGCCGCGTGCATGCCGAGTGCCGCTTCGAACTCGTTCGCTGGTGCCCAGCCGATCACAGTGAGCAGCGGAATTTTGATGCGACCATAGGCCTTGTTTTTGTGCTGGTAGCTATCGACGCCAAGCTTGACGATCGGCAGTTGTCCCGCACGCTGGCGCATGGCGCGGCCATAGGTGCGCGATAGATCGATGATGGCATCGCGACCGCCCTTGCTTGAAGCTGCGAACGTCATCAGGCTATCGTCATCGACAGCACCGGGCGGCTTCATGATCAGGTAGTTCGATAGTTGCCATGGATCGCGCGGCTGGTGCGTGACTTCATCAACTTCCCATGTGGCTTCGTCGAGATCGCCCAACTCGGCGCGCTTCGGTGGCCGGTAGCCGTCGGCAATCCTGCCCATGACGTGCGACACCGGTTTGTTGTCATTCCAGCAAATCCACCCGAACATCAGTTCGGGCATGTTGCAAGCCAACTCGGTGCCGACGTCCAATTGATCATTGCCCTCACCGAGCAACCAGTCACCTTTGCTGAACTTCAGGAGTTGACCGACAATGTTGCGCGTCGAATAGGCGTCCGCATACTCTTCAAAGAAATTCTTCTGCGGTGTCGCCACCTCGGTGCCTTTGCGTTCTGTGATCGCGTTCATCTGTTCGCCTTTCGCGTTTCGCTGTTCGCTGTTTACGTTTTGCTTGAACCGCAGTGCCCGTGCGGCAACGGGGACTGATCAGCCGGGCAAGGTGATCTGCAATCGATCGCCCGGCTCGCCTTCAGTCTTGAACTGTTCGGGATCGACGCCGCATTGCTTGAGCGTTTCGCGAATGGCCGCGTTGTCATAGCCGGCGCGACCCTTCACCGGTGTCCAACTCACAACGCCCTTGATCTTGCGCACGCGCAGATCACGCATGCGATCTTTCAAGGTCTGTTGCGCCTCGCGTAACAGGATGGTGTCGGCATCAACGGCGTTGTCGTATTGCTTGACGATGCGGGCAAGGTCCGTGATCTCTGCCAACACCTGCGGATCAAGATCAGCAGCGGTGACCACGTCGGGCACACTGCGGCGCTCGACACCGCATGGCTTGACGAAGGGACAATATTCGCATTCCTTGCCGCCCGTGATCCACCCTTCCGGCTTCAATTCGCTTGCCGATGTCGCCGTCATGATCTTGGCCGCGCGTATCTTGGCGTTGTCATAGATGACGGGATCGAACGGGATGACAAACTCCGGTCCCTCGTTCCAGAAGCTCGCATTCGTATATGACAGGATCGAATGCGTTGGTCTGAATGTGGTTGTCTCGCGCACAAGCCCCATCTGCACATGGGTTTGAAACACGTTTTCCGGTTTGGCCTCGGTGAGATTAGAGCGAGGATCGGCGGTCTTGCATTCGACCATCACTTGATCTGAAGCATCGATCTTGATTTGCTCAAGTTCTTCTTTCGTCAATCGTGTCAACAGGCCATCGGGCGTTGCCGACAGATAGCCCGACACGAACGTCTGTTGATCATTGCCCGCGAACAACAGCCTCGGACCGAACGCCGCTTCAAGCGCTGGTGCCCAGAAATATTGTTCGAAGATGGTGCCGCGCAACTTCGCGCCATAGCCATCGACATAATCGTCATCGACAGGCGCACCCAATTCAGGATCACCGAGATTTTTGGTGTAGTACACCTTGCGTTCGCACTGTCCGACATCGCTTGCGCCAACCGTGTTGGCGCGATCTTCATGCGTCCACTTGTTCAAGGTCAGTGCATAGGCATCGAGTAAGGGGCGGAGTAACGATGTCATTGGGGTGCACTCCTTTCGCTTTGTTGTTCGTCTTCGGTATAGCGAAGTCGAATTTCGTGGATGGTTTTTTGAAGCGCCAACATGCCTTCAAGCGCGTCTGCGATGCGCGCAGCATCTTGAGCAACGCCAATGACAACGTTCGCGATCGATTTTGCGATGTCTCGTTCCGACGCTGGCATTTGAGCGTCGATCTTTTGATGGATGATGCCGCGAAGTGTTTCCAAATGCGTCATCTCACTAGACCCCCAACAGTTTGCGCCGAATGATCAGGTACAAATTCAACGGCTGACCCGGCAACGGATCATCCATCGGTGACATTCCGTTTTCTTCACGGTGACGCATGATCTTGGTATTGATCACGGACAAGATCATGCTGCGTTCGGCTTCGCTGCACCGGTTGATCCATGTCGCGTGTCGGATATAGCGCACCAGCGCTCTAGCGTTGTCCGGTGTCAGTGGCTTCAGCAACGCCAGTATCGAGCGATAGCCATCGCCATACACACCTGCCAACATCGCCTTGTGTTGCGCCCGTAGTCCGCGCGAGTAGAGCGCGAACTGTCGGGACTGATCGCGCTGCGCTTTCTCCATCGGTGTCGGCACCATCGGTGCAGATGCTTCCGACGCGACCACGCGCACGCGCGAAGGCCGGCGCGTGGCGGCAAGATCAGCCGCGTATTGTTCGAACGGGTTCATGATGGCTTTGCCATGAAATCGTGCGCCCAATTCTGTTTGTAGCCACAGCCCTTGCAAACCCAGCCCTTTGCTGTCGCGGTCAATTCGCGCCCCTGATGACTGTTCGGGCACGTGAACGGATGCACCGCATCATTGCCTTGCCAGCGATTGAGCGCGGCTACCTGTTCATCAGTCCAAGGGGCTGTTATCTTCATGCGATTTCGTTGACGATCGCTTTGACAACGGGTGTGCATTGACTGCACCATGTCCAGAGCCGATCAAACTCCATGACACCGCGAAGCGTGCCGCCACATTCGCATTTGCCAGTGTCAACACCGCCGCGTCGTAAAGACGTGATCAATGACACGGGGATGGCATAGCCACCGCCGCGCAATTTCACCAACCAGCCTTCATAGATTGCATTGCCGGGCTGGTTGGCGTGCGCCCCGATGTTGCGCAACACCGCATGCCACTTCAGATCGGTCAGCCGATGGCGCTGACATTCCTTGTCCTGTTTAGTCAGTTCGATGAAGTCGCATAGATAGAATTTCAGATAGGCGAAGTTTGCTTCGCCATAGGGGCGCGTCCAGCAACAGGCCTCAACGGCGGTTGCGATCTCGGTTTCAGTGGAGCGCTCACCGGCTGGAATGATCTTCATCGGCTGTACCTCGGTGGTGGCTTGTCGTTGATCACGAAATGCCGGCATGACGCGGCATCGTTCGGCACGGCCGCGCCTTGCTTCCCGGTCAACGCTTTGTATTTGGCGCATAGCGCGGGCTTGATCAGGCCGCCCCATTTCCCCGTTCTGGCGTAGTAAGCAAAGCTTTCGTGATGCCAGTGACGACACTCCCGACAGGTGAGACCACGTGGCCCGGTGCCAGCGAAATGCGCCATGCCGGGGAACGAGTCGAATTGACCGCTGTCGAGATCGGTCAGTTTGTCCGATAGCGCGTCAATGAAGATGTTCACGTGATCACCTTGCGCGCTTGATCGATGACGATTTGCAGATCGAAAAATTCCGGGCTGTGCCGATACTCCGCGCTCCAGTCGCGTTCGTAATTGTCGAACCATCGCACCAGCGCGCGCAACGTCGTCACGCTTGGATGTTTCATGTTGGTGTCGTGTGCGGATATGTCGTGTTGATCGCTCATAGGATCACCGCCCCCGGCTTGAGTGCGTTCCAGCCGCGCAAGATGTCGATGGCTTCGTCGATGGATTTCGCCATGGCCCAGCGATGCCCGAGCCGCGCACAAATCGCGCGAAAGCCTTTCTGCTCGGTGCGCAGCGTGCCGCCGCGTTTCTTTTTCATCTCCAACCAACCGATGCTGCCTTCATCGGCTGGGAACATGAAACAGAGATCGGCAACACCGGAGCGCACGCCCTCGGCCTGCATCTTCATGGCGTTGTTGATGTGGCGATTGCTCTGATTGGGAATGGCGAAGAAATAGATTTCGGGCCGAAGCATGTAGGCCAACGCGATGACAAGCTGCACCTGCACCGAATGCTCGGACGGATCGAACAACACCGCACGCCTGATGCGCTTGGCCATCACTGCACCATTGCCCGTTGATAGAAGACGGCATGGTGTTGTGCACAAAACCACGATGGGCGACCGTGGACGTTATAGGTGCGCGTGTTGCCGCAACAGATCGCGATCCCATCGTCACCGCGCCCGACGATCGCGCGGCAATCATGTGGCCCGACCATGAGCAGCGAGATATTTTGTCCGGCACCCGACATAATGGTGCGCGCCGTGGGGTGCACCAGCACGACACAGCGCGCACGGCGGGGAGCACGGGGAGCAACACCAGCAGCGGGTTTGCGACGCTTGACCGGCTGGTGAACAACAGACCCGGCCAAACCCAGACGATTTATTTTTCCACAGACCGAGCCGATGGTTATTTTCATCCGGCTTGCGATCTTGGATCGGCTCAAGCCTTCCGCGTGATATTTCGTCAGATCATCAACGGCTTGCGCGCTCCATGTTTCCCTGCCTACCATCGGTTACAACTTTCAATTGACCGTCAGCGTTTCTTGACAAAATTAAGAATGCGCGTTAGTCCGAATACCCAAGTACCCCATGCGATAGACGGGCCTTGTTAGCTTTATGGGTATGGGTAAAGGTCCGGGCGCACCTTGTAGCGAGGGAGACCTAGGAATTTGGCAACCTTGATCGCGTGTTGGGCAGGCACTTTTCGCCACATCCAAACGGCGCTGCGGCTTATGCCAAGCTCTTTCCCGATTGCCGCTGCTAGGCCGCGTTGTTCGCGGATCATCTCAGCCACGGGGTTGCCCTCGGCCTTCGGCATGGTCTGCCCTCGTTAACCTTTGTCGGGCGTATTGAGTAAATCCAAAAGCGGCAGTTAGCTAGACGGTTATCAACCGGGAAATAGAGGCTAGACCATGTCTCACCATCAAACGACGGATCGGCTTGCAACTCTTGGCGGTAGACTTCGATCGGTGCGACTAGCGCGCGGGTTGACTGCCGAAACCATCGCCAAGGAATTGGAAGTCTCGCGTCCGACCATCACGACGTGGGAAGCCGACAAGGTTGAGAAGGTGTCAGAAGACAAACTGAAAGCGTTCTCGCGTCTGACCAACGTTTCGTTTGAATGGTTGTTGGCTGGTGTCGGTGCGCCGCCTGATCTTCCGCTTGATATCCCGAGCGACAAGTTCAAGGGCATGCGGACTGATCAGATCATCAAGACAATCCATCATGGTCCCGATCTCGCGCGGGATATGGTTGCGGTGCCCGATCATGGATCGGCTACGCCTGACGCTGCCAACGCTCAGCCGCAAGCGCGCTGGATGATCCCGCGTGACGTGCTGTCCTACGCGATGAACTGCGACCCAACGCGCACCATCATTCAACGCGTGTTAGCCGCACCACCGAGCCGCGACATTGGATTTGCGCGCGGTGACTTCATCCTGATTGATACCAGCCGCACCAAGATCAATGAGCCCGGCACGTACATCATTATCGATGGTGACACCGACCTGTCGTCTTGGACATGGGCGCTTGCGCGTGATCAGGATGACGGCCCGTTGTCGGTGACGATCTATGATCACGCGAAGCCGCCGCTTGTCGAAACGCTCAACAGCAATCGCTCGGTGAGCGGAAGACTAATGGCTGTGCTTCGATCGGTGTAGCTAACTAGAGTTGTAGCGTCAGCAAAATTTAAACTAACATCCCCTTGACATGGGCAACGGCTAGGACTTTGCTAGCCGCGTTCCGCCGTGGCTTGCGCGGCTGACAAATTGTCGGGGACTGATCAATGCCAAAGTCAGGATTGATGCCAGCGCCAGCGCTGGAACGAACACCCGCGCCTTATGATCAACCGCCGTCACTGTTGCCGTTCTTTCGCGACGATGCCGCGCGTTATGTGTGGATGATCCGCGAAGTCGATCGACGCACCAAAGATCGACCGTTCGCGCGTGACACGGCCTTCCGCAATTGCGGTGCGTTGGCCTTCGGCATCAGTGTTGATGAACTGCTATCGGCGGAAGCCGGCGCACGTAAACCTCACCTCATGGTGCCGCGCCAGAAATTGATTTGCGCGACCCGGTTGCTCACTGGCGCGACGTGGCATCGACTCGGCTTTGTATTCCAGCGCGATCACTCCACCATCATCAACAATTACAATCGCGCATTCGATGATGTCGCACCGATCCTGCGCAAGCTGGCGTGAGACGATGCGATGTCGCTGGTGCATCTCACCGATACCGAGATCATGACAGCGCTGTGCTGCGGCACCGAGTGCCGCACCGAAACAGGTGTGTGTCATCGCACCGACTTCATCACAGAGGCCGCGCGCGTGCGGGCCATGCTTGAAAAGAAATCAACCGAGCCGACCCTGATCATTCTCGAAACGGAGACCGATCATGATGTCTGAATTTTCGAGCGGATTGGTGATCGGGCTGATTGTCGGTCTCTTGCTCGGTGCAACGTTCGGAGCGGTTTTGCTCGGTGCGTTCATGGCCGGCAAGCGCAACGACGAACGGCGCGAGCGCGAAAATTGGCTCGCCAGCTACAACAACGACGACAGATGAAAGGAGTTAAACCGCGCACCGCTACGCTACGCTACGCTACACCGCGCTGCGCCCCGCTCAGCAACGCAACGTTTTTGTCATCGGGGATCGATCCCCATCGAAACAAAAGGGAACGTATCATGCGATCTGTCTCAGTAACACTCCAATCAACCACGCCCTATTCGCAGAGTCGGCAACATGAGACCGCAAAACAGTCAGGCGAAACCGCCGACGCATACGAAGTTCGAACGTGGCGGGAGAAATGCAACACCACCGACAAAGGTTTGGTCTTCATCCCGGCAATGGCATTGAAGCAAGCGCTTGATGCCGCCGCGAAGAAAGCCGGTCTACAAATTCCCGGCAAGGGCAAATCGACCTACGCGAAGTATTTTCTGGCAGATGTCATCTGCGATGCAGATGTCGTTCTCTCGGTGCAGAAGAAAGACGTTTCATCGGTTCGCATCAGCGCAAACGTTGATGGTGTTCGCGGCAGTGGCAAGCGAGTTTGGCGAACGTTTCCAGTTGTTCCGAGTTGGACGGCTCAAGCTGATTTCACGATCATGGATGACACCGTGTCGAAAGAGGTGTTCGAAAAAATGCTGGCCATTGCCGGCGCGTCAATCGGCATCGGCCGCTTTCGTCCTGAAAAGGGCGGGTTGAATGGTCGCTTCAAACCAACCAAGTTTGAATGGAATTAATCCCCATGATCTTCATCGCCAGACCAGAACACGCAGAGACCGCACGCAAGATCATCGCGGCGCTTGTCGGTGTGAATGATGAAATCTCAGATGAAGCCTTGAGCATGGTTGTTGGTCAACAAATCGCACCGACAGACACGCCGATGAAATCCGCGCTGCGTTCACTTGAGCGCAGCAATCCCCCGATCCACTTCCGACGCATCCGCAAGATTGGTTGGAAACGAATGAATGATCCCGATTTGGTCACGCATTCAGAAACCGATCTCAAGAAAATCTATCGTGCCGGGAGACGTGGTCACAAGAAACTTGGCCACGCTCAATTCGACAATCTGTCGAACGGTCAGCAACTCCAAGCCGCAAGAAACTCCGCGCGATTTGCGGCAATAGAGAATGCCGCTTCCGTGACACCGGTGCGGCCGATTAGCTCAATCCCCGATCTGAAAACTGTTCTAGAAAAGATCAAGGAACAAGCGTCATGACCCGATCGCGGCAACACAGACACGAACGAAGTGTGGTGTTGCCGCGCGCCGCGTTGCCACGCGGTGCAACGCGACGCGACGCAACGCAACGACCTGTCCAGTTTGTCACCGCAACGCGACGCCAACGCCGCTTGCCGCAACACGGCGCTTCACACCACTCCGCTCCACATTGCTTTGCATCACACCGCAACGTTTTCCGATTTTCTCCCGCGCATCGCACCACGACACAATACCACGCTACACGCGGCCCCGCCGTGCCTCGCAACGCCCTGCAACACATCGCAACGTTTGCAAAGTTCACTATCGCAGCGCATCACATCGCGACACGATGCCTTGCTCTGCAACTCGGCACTGCGCGCCGCGTTGCTTCGCATCACGTTTCAGTGCAACGCAACGCAACGCAACGTCTGTCGAAATCAGCACCGCGTCGCCGTGCCAGCGCGGCGCAGCGCGACGCCACACAACGCATCGTCCACACACCGCATCGTCAATGCAACGCAACGAACGTTTCTATCGAGATCAACAACGCTGCGCGATGCGCCACTGCACGACGCGCCACCTCACGACCCAACGCAACGCAACGTCTATCGAGATCACCAACGCTACGCGACGCGTCGCAACTCGACACTACGCCGCACGATGCGACACAACGCTTCACGACACAACGCAACATTCCCTTTCACCAGTTCAAGGAATGCGTATCATGTACCTGCGTATCATCATCGGGCTACTCGCCGCGTTGATCGCGACATCCGCCTTTGCCGCCGACAATTTCGACAGCCTATGGCAAAGCCGCGTCGAACAACATCCGACATTCGAGGCATTTGCACTTGTGCAACTACCTGAAGCCACTGCGTTCATAAAAGCGGCCCAGAAATTCGACATCCGGCAATTCAATGAAGATGTTGAGCGCATCGAACGGCATCGACGCCACCGACAAGAGCACAACAGCAGCGAGCATCGCCGCATCTGGTACACACGTAACAATCACAAATATTACTACTATGCGAGGCATCGCCATGGCCGCCGGGCGTGACTTCATGGTCTTGATCCGCATGCGTACCGACGACAGACAAGACAAGGATGCCGCGCGCCAGCGCTTGCACAATTGGCTTGAAACGTTCGGGCACACATCGGTCAGTCATGGATTTGATTTTCTCGAAACTGTGTCGTTTACCCAACGCGGCAAGCGTGTCGCATCAAAGAAGAAAGCGAGACCATCACATGAAACGAGCCGTGAAAAAGACAGCGCGCCAGCCCCGGACCATCAAGCCGAAAGGCGTGTTGCTGACCGAACAGCAATGGAATGATCACACCACCGCGCAGACACAGACGGTGCAATCGACAGAGCAGACCGGCAAGCTTGCGGCTTCGCTCAAGACGCAGTTGGATAAGCGCGAAAAGGATCTGAAAACAACCTTGACGCAAATCACCGTGCTGCTCACGGACATCAAGGCGTTGGTCGGACTGCTCAAGGTCGTCGATGTCGCGGCGGCACCCGTCGAAGCCGAACCGAACGGTGCTGCACCAGATGCCCAACCGTGAAGCCTTGCCGCCGCGCCGCAACTCGCACACCTTCAATCTAGATTGGGGCGGGTTCAATCGTGCCTATGCGGTAACGGTTGGTCATTACGATGACGGGCGCATCGGTGAGGTGTTCATCACGGGCGGCAAGTCCGGCGAAGTCGTGGAAGCCATCGCACGCGATGGCGCGGTGTTGATGTCGATCGCGCTGCAATACGGCGCGAGTGTCGAGACGATCGCAGGCGCGATCACGCGCGACGGGCAAGGCGCACCATCAAGCATTGTCGGCGTGGTGATCGATCGGTTGAGGGAAATGGCCAATGAACAAGAACAATGACGATGACGACGACAAGCCGGGCTTGACGATCACACTCAATTCGAATGCGAGTAGTGCGGCCTTCCTCGGTGTCGGTGGTCCGCGCGAGATCACCGACCCGATCGACATCCCGCCCTATGTCAAAGGACCGCACGGCATGGCGTGGAAATGCGACGCTGCGGTTGGCCGCGCCAAGCTGAAAATTAAGCCGGAAGACGACGCCACCTTGGTGCATTGGGTGATCGAAGCACCATGGGCGCATCCGATATGGCATTCCTATTCGCTGATCTTGGTGCACCTGCGGCCAATGCCCGATGGCCGCAAGACCTTGATGTATGTCGATGATGCGACCCATGAACTTTGGCTGTATGCGCTCAATCCCGAGATCGACCGCAACCCGATGGTGCGCACCGGTCTTGTCGAAGGCAACTTCCTGACTCCGGTCAACTACGCGTCGCAATTCGTCGAAGTCGATGACGCCTTGGCGCTGTTTCGCATTCAACAGGCGGTGCAAGAAATCTGCAACGGCACGCTGTCACCCGATGTCGATTTCAGTTCGATGTGGGTTGATCGGTTTGGCAACAACATGATGAAAGACCGGCCCAACTATCGCAAACCAAAAGAGCGATGACGATGACAGCCACCGCATTGAGAAAGCCGTGGGGCTTCCACACGCGCGGCAGAGAACGACCCGAACCGAAATTGCAGGTAGCTCACATGATCGTCAAGGTTCAAGTCCCGCTTGCGACCAATGATCCCGATGCATTGGCGCTGGTGTATGCGAAAGGCCATATCGGCATGACGCAACAGGCCTTGAGCCCCGGCACGTTGCGCCAGATGAAGGGCGATGCAAAGGCGTTCTTCGAAGGTCATCACAACGGCAAGCGCTGGGTGATCGGCGCGCGCGTCAAAGATCAGGACTGGTGATGCGATGGCAGACGGTCGTTACTTCGCATGGGTTCACAACGTGATGGCGTGGTCAGTGCCGCACCTTGTGCCGCAACTGATCGTCGATGCCGGGCAATTCGATTATGTCATCACGCAATTGCAGAACGTCCCCGATTGGAAGGTCATCGCAAAGCGCGTGCTTTCGGAAGACGAATACGACCTGACACTTGATGACCTGATCAAGAAATACCCCGCTCCACCCATGAGGGATGACGATGTCCCGACGCAGATCAAGCGATAGCCGGCTGATCGAGATCACGGTTGAAATCCGTCACGAAACAGACTCGGCCTATCTGGTTGACGACGGCTCAACGCGCGATTGGGTGCCCAAAAGCCAAGTTGAAATCGTCGATGACAATGACGGCGATGCGGTGATTGCGATCATGCCAGAATGGTTGGCCAAAGAAAAAGGGTTCATCTGATGTCGTCGCGCAAGCCAAGATTTTCAGCGGTCAAACCCAAATTCGCGATTGGTGACGAAGTCAGTAAGCCGGAAGGGTATCCATTCCCCGGCACGGTGCAAGCGGTGTTCACCCGACGCGACGGTGAGGTGCGGTTCGTCGTCGAACATGACTGCGGCGGGTTGCTGCACATCTTCAACGATCTGCAATTGATGAAGGGGCGAAAGCCATGAGCGGCGTGCAAGCCTATCCGCTGCATTGGCCGCCCGGTGTGCCGCGCGCAAAACATCGCGAGTCCGGGCGGTTCAAAGCCAGCTTCGAAACGGCGCTTGAAAATGTGGTGCGCTCGTTCAAGGGCTTTGCTGCGGACTCGAATAAGAAGATCACCGACGCGGTGCTGTCGTCCAACATGAACATGCTGGAAAAGAACCCGACAGACCCCGGCGTCGCCGTGTGGTTCACGTGGGATGGTTTGTCGGTGTGCATTCCGATCGATCGCTATGACACGCCCGCAAAGAACTTGCAGGCGGTGCACCACATCCTGGAAAGCCGGCGTACCGAGCTACGCCACGGTACCTTGCATTTGGTGCGCGCGACCTTCCAAGGCTTCAAGGCCTTGCCAGCGCCAGCGGGCAAGCACTGGCGCGATATTCTGGGATTGAGGGATAGCCCTGTCTTGGATGCTGCGGCGGTTGAGCGGGCTTTTAAAGAGCGCGCGCGCACCATCCATCCCGACAGGATCGGCGGGGCATCGGAAGCCATGGCTGAATTGAACGTGGCGCGGGCCACGGCGCTTGCAGAGATCGGGTGACGCCATGCACACCAAAGACCTATTGGCCCAAGCGTTGCGGCAAGCCGGCTTGCATGACATGGCCGACAAGGCGGCGGAGGGTTATTATCACGACTACCTGTCGCCGCTGGTGATGCCCGGCATACAGTTGGCCGATGACTTGCGCACGGCATCCACACCCGCCGCAATGGCCGTGCTGCGGCAGCACCTCGCGGGGGACTTCGACGCCACGACAGAGGAAAGCGAAGCGTGGATCGATAGCCCGGAAGGTCGGGCGACAGTGGCCGGTTTGATGGGGCCGAAAAGGTAACATATGACTCCACACCCCTCCATAACTAAGGGTGTTGGAAAAACAAAGGCTCAACTTAAGAGAAAGCGCAAGGAAACCTGTACAAATAAGGTTCCGCCTCCTATATGTCCCCCTGCTAACCGTGGCAAAATTGGCATCATTCGACACCTGCCTGTTGATGATCCCCGCAATCCGAACCACCCGAGCCATGATGACAAGTGGTTGGAGTTGGCAAGGTCTCTAGGTCGGGCAATGGCAGATTTTGAATGGGATCGGCTCAACGGTCCTAATGGGAAAACAAAATGAAGACCGCAGTTATTTATGCGAGATATTCTAGCGATCTTCAAAAAGATCGTTCTATCGATGATCAGATTTTGTTTTGCCGAGAAATTGCTTTGCGTAACGGCTATAGCGTCGCCGACGTGTTTACGGATCGAGCCAAATCTGGCGCGAGTATGTTTGAGCGCGATGGCTTACTAGCGCTAATGAGTGCCGCGAAGAAACGTGATTTCAATGGCGTCATTTGTGAAAGTCTTTCGCGTCTATCACGTGATCAAGAAGACACTGCCGCAATTTATAAGCGGCTCAAGTTCAATGACATCGAAATCGTGGATGCAAGTGGCGTTGTTTCTGATGTTCATGTCGGCGTAGGTGGCATCGTCAATTCGATGTTTCTCAAAAATCTCGCCGTCTCGGTCAAACGATCACAAGACGCATTGGCTCGCGAAGGGTTAGTCCCCGGCCGCATCGCATTTGGATTGCGCGCCACTGGCAAAAAATGTGAACGCGAAATTGATCCTACCAACGCTGCAATTGTACTCAGGTGCTTCGAAGAATACGCCAACGGAAAATCAATCGAGAATATCAATTTTGAACTGCGGCAATGTGAAAAAATCGAGATGCCGCGCGTGAACAGCGAGATGCTGCGCAATCAAATTTATATCGGAAAGATTATCCGGAACGTCACCAATTCGGTCAAAGACCCGGACACCGGTAGGCGGTTGTTTCGGCGTGGATCAGTTGACAACAGGATTGTTGTCGATGCGCCACAACTGCGGATCATCCCGCAAGAACTTTGGGAACGTGTTCAACATTCACTTGCAGCCAGCAACAAGGCGCACGGTTGGCACGGGCCGCGCCAACACAAGTTCGTCAATAAGGATCACTTGCTCCTCGGATTGTTGACTTGTGCAACATGTGGCGGTGCGATGTACATCGGCGCAAATAATCCGGACGGTGCTCCACGTGTGAAATGTTCTTTTGGGCATCGTCGTGAAGGTTGCGACCATCGCAAGAGTTATTCTCTTAAGACCCTGCAAGACATCGTCTTGAGCGGCATCCAAGCCAAGCTGACCGATAGGAAAGCATTGCTCGAAATGACACGCGCCTATCATGATCGTTGGGCCGAACGGCAAAAGAGTGTTCGCGGTGATTTAGCCAAAGCCAAGGCCGAACTATCCCGCACGGAAATCCAGATCGACCGTATCGTTACGGCGATCAGCGACAGCGACAGCCCTGTAAAGGCTTTGGTCAGTAAACTTGACGCCTTGGAAATCCAGCGTGCCAGCCTCGCGCAAAAGGTTGAATTGATTGAGGCCGATGGCAACGTGGTTACACTGCACCCCGCCGCCATCGATAAATTTGCCGCTTCGATGGAGACAATCCACACTGCCCTAACCGGCGATCTCAGTGTTGAACAGCTTTCGCCATTTCGCGCAGCCTTTCGCAATGTCTTTGAGCGCATTGTGGTTCACCCGACCACCAAGCAAGGCCAATATGAGGTGACACCCTACGCACGATTGTCCGCAATAATCGGCTTAGAACTTTTTCCAAAAATGCGCAGCACCACAGAAATGCTTGCAGAACAAGGGGTTACTGAGATTGCACTTTCGGACGGTTCACGAACTCGAACCGTCCAAAAATGCAAACCCGAAATGATCACAAGCCCCGATAACGTGATCATTAATCTAGGAATTTGGAAAAAAGCGGCCTGATCAACGGACGGCGACACCGCGCTAGCACACGGTGTCGCCGCCACTAACCACCGAACCCATGGAGCGGGCTTCAATGGCTGAAGACATCACTGCCACCATCCACCAATTGCATCAACCCAAACCCAAGACCGATGCCGAACGAGCCCGCGCCTACCGGGATCGCAAGCGGGGCGGCACGGCCACCCCGTCACCCGCCGCCCCCAAGGTCACCGCCCCCAAGGTCGCCGCCGCCCCGGTCACCGCCGCCCCGGTTCCCGCCACCCCGTCACCTGCCACCTTGCCGGCCATCATCGTGACGCCCGTGACGCCCGTGACGCCCGTGACGCCCGTGACGCCCGTGACGCCCGTGACGCCCGTGACGCCCGTGACGCCCGTGACGCCCGTGACGCTGGCCACCGTCACGGCCCGTCACGTGACGCCCGTCACGCCGTCACGCCAGATCGCCCCGGTTGCGCTCAAGGTTGCCGCCTTTGGCCTTGCCGCCATCGGCCTAACCATCAATGGATGGTTTGCCCGGTCCCTGGGTTCCACGGATGTGTCGGGATGGATGTTTCTTGGCGTAGGCGTGGCCGCTGATCTTGCGGCGCTGGCGTTGCCATCGACCGCCGCCCGGCTTTGGCAGACGCGCCAGCGGGGCACCGCTGCGGTTGCGTGGTCGATTTGGGCCATGACGTTCGCGTTCGCCGTGACGGCAGGCATCGGCTTTGCCAGTCTCAACATTGCCGACGTGACGGCGGCCCGTGCGTCACGCGTCACGCCAGCCGTCACGACAGCAACCGCCGCGCTCGCCGATGCCATGGCGGCACGGGATCGGGAATGCGGTCACGGTGTCGGCAAGTTCTGTCGAGAACGCGAGGGCACCGTTACCGACCGTCGCCAAGCGCTTGACGCCGCCGTGACCTCGGTTGAACAGACCGCCGACCCGCAGACCGCCGCCGCCGTGCGCCTTGTGACGTGGCTGACAAAGGGCCTGATCAAACCCGATGGGGATGACTTCGCCATGCTGCGGCTTATCTTGCTGGTGCTGTTGCCGCAACTTGGTGGAATGCTGTTGTTGGTCGGGCGCACCGAATGAAATCCGATCTCGCTTTCTGGATCACCATTGCCGCCGTGATCTTGACCGGAGTCCTCATGCTTGTCATGGATTGCTGATGCCCATCATCACCCGCGCGGCTTCCAGCCTCACCCGTCATTGCGGTGACTGCCAACTCTGTTGCCGCCTCTTGCCGGTCAACGAAGTGAACAAGCCGGGCGGCACCGTGTGTCGATATCAGAAGTTCAAGAAAGGTTGCACGGTCTACAGCACGCCCAAGATGCCGGCGTGCTGCACGCTTTGGAATTGTCGGTGGCTGGTGAACGACGACACCGCCGACTTGCCGCGCCCCGATCGCGCGCACTACGTCATTGACCTGATGCCGGATTTCGTCACGCATCAGAACGACGTGACGGGCGAGTGCATCAACATTCAAGTCGTGCAAATCTGGATCGATCCCAATCACCGCGACGCATACCGCGACCCGGCATTGCGCAGCTACATGCACCGCCGCGCGCAAGAGGGCACGGCATCCATCGTGCGGTTCAATGAACGCGACGCCATCGTGATCTTTCCGCCGCCGTTCGATGTCGATGGCGAATGGCATGAGATCATCAGCACATTGCGTGGTCCGTCGCACACCTTCGACCAAGTCGAAGCCGCGCTTGGTTCCTCAGCGCGTATAATTGTCACAGACGATTGAATTGATTGACCGTCAGATTTTTAGACGATTGACAGACCTATTGCAGGTTTGAAAGACTCAAGAGTCAGACCGCCGCAAATTTCTGGCATGGGGATAGACGCGCGGTCTCCCTCAAAATGACCTTTTGTCTTGCGAGATGGAAACCCCATGCCGACGCCTCCGATAAGACGTGCACCTGCACGCAATCAAAACAGTGCAAGACCTTCAGATATCGCGGTTGTCGTCGCCACATTGGTGATGAACCTGACGCGATCAATGCACAGACACCCGCCCTATGTTGAACAGCATTTCGGCGCGGCACTCGAATTGATGTTCGTTTCAATGTTGGTAACGATCGCGACTCACGCGGGAAACGAAATGACCGCAAGTGAGATCGCGCATGAACTGTCGATCCCGCGCAGCAATGTCGTGCGCATTTTAGAAAGACTCAAAACGCGGGGCCGGGTTTTGAAGACCGGTCACACGTTCAAGGCGAACATGGATCATCTCGACAAGGTCATGACGCCAGCCATCGCCGCGCAAAAGTTGCGCCGGGTTTCAAAGGCCCACCGCGAATTGCAGTCGCTTCGGAATAAATTGTTTCGGTAACCAAACCACGGTTTTTTTTCTATCTGTTTCCGTCTGTGCAATCCGATGAATGTTTGTGCGAAGTCTGCGATGTATTGCTGTCCATTTTGGACAACAACGCGCCGGGTAGTGCCACAACCGAATACTACCTTGGGCTTGACGCGGTATCCTTTTACGATACCGTCAGGCCTTCTTTACAAATCCGTCATTCGTTCAACCATAACTAATCGTAGGCAGCAAAAACACCAAAATACAACCGTTTGTAACGACATGCTCCGATCGTTTCCGATTGCCAGCCCTTTCGGAAATGAACGCGCCCATGCCGCAACAGGAAAGGCATGCGTACATGGTTGCGAACACTTCATCATGCAGTGAAGAGGTGCTTGATGCGGATGTACTTGAACACAAAATCAGGAATGCCCCCGGCTTTCTTCCGCTCGAACGCGAATTGATCTTGCGCGCGCTCAATCTCGGCGCGCGCCCGACATCACATCTCTATCCGGCCGGACACTCACCGACGTCATCGGTCTATGCCGGCATCGCATGGGATATTCTCGACAGCATCGCGCCGGATACGTTGACGATCCGCGACCGCTTCATGCTCGGTGCGATGATCACCAACACCTTGCGAGATGTCCACCGCCAACGAACTATCACTTAGCTGTCTCCGGTTGCGTCGATGGTGCGATTGTGCCTATCGTCCGAGCATTCAACCATAAGGGGACGAAGGAAATGGCCACACTTCCGATCTATCTTGAAGTCGAAGACGTCGCAGTCGGGCCGGTGTTGATCGCGCTGCGACGAATGCCCGGCATCATCAAGATGAATTTGGATATCTCAGCCGGCGCACCAGCACCCGCGCCCGTCGCGCGCAATGGCAACGGCCCAAAGACTAACGAAATCATCATTGCGATGATGATGAAAGCCAACGGCGAGCCCGTGCACGTGTCGGACATGGCGCGACAAGTCGGCGGGCACAAGTCGCGCGCCTCTGTCGTGCTCAACGCCTTGAAGAAAAAAGGCATCGTCAAAGCAGCCGGCAAAGGCAATTGGGTTTTGACACCAAAGGCAATGCGCGATCTCGCCAAGCACGCCGAGCCGCAACTATTGCCCGCGCCGAAACCTGCGGCAAAGCCGATAGGCAAGGCCAAGAGCAACGGTCACAAGGTGATCGAACACAATGAGCGCGCAGAGCGCGGCACCGGTCCTGCGGCATTATGCGAAACATTACGCGATGGCCCGTTGTCGGTGACAGACATCCGTACCAACCTTGAAGCCAAGGGCGTGTCAGGCAAGAGTCTCAGCGGCTTCCTAGATCGCGGCAAGCGCGACGGCATCATCAAGAAGAACGCAAGCGGCCTTTACGAATTGACGGCGAAGGGCGCGAAGCAATCCACCGCAGAAACTCAAGGGGCGTAAGATGGCGCGTTTCGTCATGCGATATCGATGCTACAATTTCACGGACAAAAATCCTGTCATCGACAAGACGCGAACCATCCTGCAAGACGAAGGACTTTTTTCCAAGAAAAAGCGCCCGCTGTTACATCAACTAACAGGCGTATCGGTCTCCACCTATGACGGTTGGTTCGAAGGCGACACCAAAAGCCCGCGACACGAAACCGTCGCAGCCACTATGGCCGCACTCGGCTATGAAGAAACTTTCGTCAAGAAAAAAGCCATAGACCTCGACAAGGAACTGGTTGCCGCCGCGAAGTGGTTGGAAACCCAAAACAGACTGAAAGAACAAGCCGGGGCAAAGCGAACGTCCAAGAAAATGAACGGACACGCGAAGGGAGCTAAGTGATCACCATGGCTGTAAAAAAGAAAACCCTATCTCGCAATGCCACTTCCAAGTATCACGTCGTGCGCCGCGTCACGGATGCAGACGTCCAGATCGGGGAACGTCTGCGACAAGCACGACTTAAAGCCGGCCTGTCGCAAGACACGCTGGCAAAGGCTGTCGGCGTGTCATTCCAGCAAATCCAGAAATATGAAAAAGGCAAAAACCGAATGGGCGTCGGCCGCATGATGGAATTTTCCAAAGTGCTGCAACTTGATCCCTCCTATTTCACGGGATCGGTTGACGTCAAGCGATCAAACGTCGTGGTTGCCTTCGATGCCTTCATGGCGACCCGCGAAGGCGTGCAGATCATCGAACACATGATGAAGTTGCCGCCACGGCAGCGACAGACCGTGATCGATCTCGCCAAGTCATTGGCGTTGGCGTCATGACCGCGTGCCCGTTCTGTCTTGAGCACATGGCGGCACGATCGACCAAGCAACTTGCGGTGCGCAAAGCCAACATGGCCAACGCACCGCAAGTGACTGTGTCCGAATGTCCGAAGTGCGGAGGGATCGAATGGGCAACGACGATAGCCAAGATCGAAACCGAACTCCCGCCGTCGCGTTTGTCATTCTTGAAACGATTGATGGGGCGGTGAACGAAGTGGCCGCAGATGGCGCGGACTTCATCTGCGAAGACTGCGGCGCGGCGGTGTTCATCATCGGCACCGACCCGACACCGAACGTGCATGTCTGCGGCGTGTGTCGCTTCATCCGCACCGTGCCCGACATGCCGGAAGATTTCAAAGCGACGTTGAGGGGCACAGATGACGGACTATCCGAATGATGACTTTCATGAGGTGTGGTGGATATACGCACCCGAGCGCCACACGTGGGGCGGCCTTCGCGTCGCGCATTTCCGCAAGACCATCGACGGCGCGCTGATTGTCGGCATCTTGGGCGAGTCCGATCCCCGCCGCATCGGTCTTCGCATATGGGCTGACATCGCCCCGCGCGAAGGCTGGGTGATGGTCAAGCAAATCATGCTACCAAGTCGCGGCGAAGTCGATGCCGCGCTTGATACCGCGTTGCGCGACATCGCCGAACAGATCACACGTGACGTTTCCGAAGCAAAGGAAGACAAGCATGCGCGGGACAATTCTGAGCATCTCACCTGACGGCGTTGAAACCGCCAGACAGTTCGAAGGCGAAGCGACGCTTGACGATTTGCAAGCCGCGATCGGTGGCGGCTCTGTGCAAGTGGTGCCGCTATTCGACATCTTCCAGCACGGTGAAGATTGGCACCGTTGCGTCGTCTTCTGCGATGAAGACGGCAAGGTCAACAATCTGACATTCAATCCAAAGGCGCAACTGCATTGGCAGTTGGCGTACAACGCCAGCGGCCATCTTGGCGCGTTGGACGATGCACTTGTCGGCACCGTCGCCATCGTGTGGGGCGATCCCGACTTCATGGAAGCGCTCTAAAGGGTCTTGAGCCATGCGCGCCACAAGCTATGCGATCACCATCTATCGATCGCCGTCTGATCATCCGGATAAATTCGTGGCGCGCGTGTTCATCACAAACTTCGGTCCCGAGCCGATCCCGACCGATCGATGCGCAATCGTCGATACGCTGGAACAGGCACGCGACGTGATCCCGGCCGGTTGGCTGTGCTTCCCTCGCGCCGCTGATGATGATCCCGTCATCGTCGAAACGTGGATGTGACCGTGGCAATGATCCCGATCCCCGACCGCATGAAGCATCTGAGAACCGTGCGAGATATCGCGGTGCCCTATGGCGTTGTGATCGGCAATGACGGGACGCCGCACTTTTCAATCAACGATGAAAGGGTGCGGATACAGTCGATTAGGCGCGATCTTTGTGCAATCTGCGGCACCAAACTATTCCGTGGCCGATGGCTAGTTGGTGGCCCGCTTGCGGCGTTTCACCCTGACGGCGCATTCGTTGATCCACCGATGCATCACGAATGCTCGCATTACGCGTTGTGCGTCTGCCCCTATCTCGCCGCTCCACAGTATGTTCGTGAAGTTGGATTGACCAAGGTCGCTGCAAAGCGCGACACCTTTCCTGACAAGATCATCATGGTTGACACCACCATGATGCCGGGCCGCCCCTTCGGCGATCTCTTCGTTGCGCTGATGACGACAAGCCGGCTCACCGTTTTCCAGAATTTCAATGTCAAACCAAAGCCACCTTATCAGACCGTCGAATATTGGCGACGCGGGCAACAGATCGACGCAGCGGAAGGCGCGCAGATCGTTGCTGATGCCTTGCGTAACTATTCGAGAGGCTGACCATGACGACCTTGATCATCGGTCCCGACGAACACAAGCGAATTGCCGAGATCATCGCGGAAGCCAAGGCGCACCCGATCCCGTTGTCAGTGCTTCGTCATGGCCTGATGGATGACACCGACATGTTGACGCTTGAGCAGCGCCGCAAGATGCGGCCGGACTTCGTGCGCCCGATCTCCGCAAGCATGATCTTCCCCGGCGGCTATCGTGCCGCGTTCTCAATTGAAGAACAGCCATCGGGCTTCTGCACCCATCTGTCGATTAGTATCGATGGACACCACAAGGGCAAAGCACCGAGCCCGGCAGCGGTTGAAATGATCGCGAGGGCATTCGGCGTGCCGTTCCCGCCGCACAAGGGATGGATGGAAGAATACCAACCCGGAGAATATGCGATCAACCTTGTTTCGCTTTATGGGCCACCGAGCACGGAGGGACACGCATGAATTTCCAGACCGGCGATCACGTCGAAATCACCTGCGAAGGCCGCACCGTTGACGGTGTCGTTTCACTGGCATCACCGAGCGGCATGTCATTGGTCCTCTCTTTTGAAGCAGTGTTGAACAACCACGGCGGCATCATGCCGGTGTTGCGTTGCGATGATAGTAATTATATCGCCGTCCTGTCGGGCGCTCAAGTCATCGTCAGGAGCAAGAACCATGAGCGACACTGACACGCTGGAAGGGCTGGTGACTGAGCTACGTCAACAGGATGAACCCATCATGATACGCGCCGCCGAGATGCTTGAGCGAATGGACCGCTTGACGAACTCGCTGGCCAACCAGCTTGCAACAGCGATCCGGCGCAACGCCCGGATCATGGCCATCGTGCAAAAGCAGTTGCCAATCGATCAACTACTTGTCGCGTTACAGACCTTGAAGGATGAACCATGAGCGACGCCGACGTCACACCGGATTTCACTGAAGACGATCGCGTCATCGACGCGTTGCGGCGCGATACCTGTCCGGACTGCGGCAACCTGGGTTTCGACGGCGGGCCGCGTGGCGGCAGCGGACAGAACATTTTCTGTTCCGATTGCGGATCGGGGTTCAACGTCGCAACGCCACGCTACATCATATTCGCGCAACGCATCGGCAAGCGGGGATCATCATGAAACTCACAATCGAACCACAGCCGAAAGAGTACACCGACGACAAGGCCGCGATGTTGCAGATAGTCGAGACTGGCGAATTTATTGTGATCGGCACGCCCGGCGCACAGCGATGTGCCAGAGAGATCAGACGCGCCGTCAACTTCCATGAACCGTTAGTGGCTGTGCTCACGCTGTTTCGATCCAGCGAAATGGGCAAACTGTTGATTGATGCGATGTTCTACAAAACCGCTGTCGCTGATGTCGCACCAATCGACGATATCATCGAAGCGCAATCGCGCATGACTAAGCTGATCAACTCGGTTGACGTGATCCTGAAGGGTTTGGAGTTGATGAAAGAACGCGATGAAGCGCCCGACTCGGCAATGCAACACGACTATGTGCCTGATGAAGATCAGACCATGGGTGACTCTGCACCACCGAACCCTGAAACCAAGGACTGACGCCAATGGAATTGAAAATGGCATTCCACTCGGTGAACGGTCGGCGCATGGTCGAAGTCTTCGACAACAGCGGCGCACTTGTCGCCGGCATCTATCCTGACGAAACCAGCAACGGCATCAGGATCATCAGCAAGTACATTGCAACATTCGATATCGAAAAGGACACCGAGAGTAGCGAGCCGCTTCCTGCGTTTACTATCAAATTCCTGCGTGCTCATGAACGATGACGTCCCGACAGTCCAGTTAGGCGACCTCACCGTGTTCGGCAAATTCCCGTTGCCGATGATGAAGGCTCTAGCGGTCATCACGACCTGTCTGCATGAAGCCTATGACGACGTGTCGGGATTTCCGCCCGGCACCTCGAAAGACAAGTGCCTTTTCACATCGCTCGCGGTGCGCGACTTCCTTGTGCGGATCGGATTTCCAGATGCCACCGTGCGCGGTGTCGCGCTCTACATGGCCGCCATCGATCGCGATGACGATTTGATCCATTCGATTGGCGTCGGGATGCCCGGCTCATTTCAATTGCCCGGCAAGTTCAACGGGCACGCGGTCTGCACCGTGCCATCGCTCAACCTGTTGATCGACACCACGCTGTATCAGGCGATCCGCCCGGCATGGGCCGGCGCGGTGCGCGGCATGATGGCTGTCGAATACGGCCCACCCCGGCCGCACCAAATCATCCATGGCCGCCCCGGCATTGCCGGCGTGCAGATGAAAGGGGACGATCGCGACGTCATCATCGTTTGGCTCGACAGGCCCGAACTGAATTGGCGCAACAGTGAAGACTTCCGAGTCCGCAATCACAGACGCATCGGTGTCACCAAGGCTTTGTGCGAGATATACGGGCAATAAAAAAAGCCCCGCGCGAGGCGGGGCTTGAAGGGCGATGACCGGGGCTAAATCATCGCGGAGATAACAGCAACCAGCAATGGGGCTGCTATCACCAGAAACGGCCACAGCCGAAACATCGTCATGTCTTGGTTGTGGCAATGGTCGCGATCGGCTCAGCCGTCGCGATCTTCTCTCTTAGCTCGGTGCATGTCTTGCGCACGGCCTCCGTCATCATTGCGCATTGTTCGATGCTGTCGAATGTGCGCTTGGCTTGATCCCGGTACAGTGCCGCCGTTTCATTGAGAAAGGTGATCGTGTTGTTGACTTCAGCCGCTTGTGCCTCGGCCTTCGCCGCCATGTCCAGCAACTCCCGGCCCATGGCTTCAATCGCCTTGGCTGCGGTCTCATAGTCACGCGCCACCGCTTCAGCGCTCAGCGCGCCTACACGCGTGATGCCTTCCCTATGCGTCACGTAGTCCGGCATGGGTTCGATAATGGTCTGAGTCGCGCGACGTGGCAAGTGAGCAACCACGTCGCCGACTTCCTGCTCCAACGCATCAACATCGAACACAGGGGCATGCCGCAAACGATCCGTCGTCATCACGTGGCAATCTCCTTTCGCAAGTGAAGCTGACGGAATGCTACTTGAACGCCCGCGCAAATTCCTTGTTGATATCTCGCAAAATCACCGTGGATATCTTCAGCCGCCAACCGGCGTTGTGTCGGTTGCGGATGTTTCACCGGTCACAGCATCGACGACGGGAGGCGGCACCGGCACCGGCATCGCGGCCTTGATACTGGCAACGCTGGCAACGATGGTGTCGGTGGAAGCGACAATCGCGGCCAAGTCTTCAGCATCGACGGGGACACCGGGGACGATGCCTGCGATTTGCGCTTTGAGATCGATCACTTGCGCTTCGACCGTGGTCAATTCGGTGGTCGCTTCGGTGATCGCAACGCCCTGCGTTGTGACGGCTTCGACAAGGGCTTGGACTTCAGGGACTAGCGCCATAAGTATTTTCTCCACGCGTGTTTCCCAAAGGCTTGATTGCCATTGGGCATTCAAAAGAAGTTGCAGATCGGCATGAATGGTATCGAGTGTTGCGACGACCATTTGTGAACCTTCATTTCATGACATGCGTGATCACGGTCAACACCAACGCGCCGATGCCGATCACCATGCCGGTCACACCGAAAACGAAACCGCGTCCGTCTGTCGTGTCGTTTCGCTTGTCGGATTGTTGATCGCGATATTCGATGCGCGCCGCCGCGTGTCCGGTGTTGCCACCTTCGCCTTTGTCCAGTCGCGACTTGACGTCCAGAATTTGCGTGCTCAAGCCGGCGATCGACGTTTGAAACAACGCCTGCAATTGCTTGATGTTTTCGATGGTCGATCCCTCGCTCTTGGCGATTGCGAGCGCAGATGATTTCTGTGTTTCGCCTGCGGCTTCCTTCTGTGCCTGCAAGGCGGCTGCGATGGCTGTCGATGATGCCAAGGTCAATTGATCGGTTCGCTTGTCGCGCTCGCTGAATTGCTGATCAATGCGAATGAAGCGCTGATCAGAAATATCGTTCATGCCCTTGAGCGCGGTCTGGATCACCGAAAAGCGGCCTTCGATCAACTCGCGCAAGTGCACGGCGGCTTCCGCGATTTCATTTGGCCGCTTCTTGACTTCGTCGTCGATGTGGTCAAACGCCTTGTTGACGGCAATGTAGCGTTCCTCGAAACGCGCCCATAGCTCGCCAACCGTTGGGGATTTGTTGGCTTGCTGTTGCAACAGATCGACAGCACGGTCCATGCCATCGAGCCGGATTTCGACCACCCCGCGCAAACCGTCGATCGCGGCGGCCAATTGCTTGGTGGTCAGAACGGTCGGATCGGGCACCGGCCGTCGATCAAAAATTGACGTCTCGTTTTCGCCCGCGACCAGATCAGGATTTTCGGGCAACGACCCCATGCTCACACCTCGCGATCAAGGTTGCCGGGCTTGTGCAACAGCAGATAGGTCAACGCCTCGGTGAGACTGTGCACCAGTCGATTGCGCACCGCGACATTGGATGGACATACGGTCTTATCGGGATCGGCATCATCGAAGTGATAGACGA